AATAAACCCATTTATTATTTGAATTGTATATATTTATTTCATCAGTTACATTGATATATAATATTTTAAGTATCATTTCTTAGGTCTGTTATCCGTTATCATACCATTACTATCTTCATAATAAATTCTATTGTTATTAGAATCAAATTCTTTTTTTACCCAAAATCCATTACTATCTTCATAATAAATTTCAAGACTGTTAGAATCAAATTCGCTTTTTGACCAATATCCATCACTATCTTCATAATAAATTCTATTGTTATTAGAATCATATTCTCTTTTTACCCAATTTCCATCATTATATTCACAATAAATTTCATTATTATTAGAATCAAATTCGCTTTTTACCCAAAATCCATCATTATCTTCATAATAAATTTCAAGACTGTTAGAATCATATTCTCTTTTTGACCAATCTCCATTACTATCTTCATAATAAATTCTATTGTTATTAGAATCAAATTCGCTTTTTACCAAATCTCCATTACTATTTTCCCAATAAATTTCATTATTATTAGAATTGTATATATTTATTTCATCAGTTACATTGATATATAATATTTTAAGTTTCATATCTATCATAATAAACAAACACATCATTCAAATCATCACTATTTAATACATTAAAATCATCATCTACTTCAATAGTAAATGTTTTTAATGGCATATTTCTATGTTTAATATATTGTGTTGATGATATTGATTTTCCATTACAAGTAGCAGTACCAGTCCACACACTACCATCTGGATTTAACCATTGTATAGCACTGATATAGTAAAATCTACCATCTTCGGTTTCTCTAAATACATCAGAACGTCTTATATTTTTATTATTATCATTAAATTCATCGTCTTCATACGTTAAAGGTGATATAGGTTCAAAATTAGCTAATTTGTTAAATATATCAATTACTATTCTTGCTGAATAACCAGAATGTCCTTGTTTACTGAATGTTGTTATTAATTCCATAATTGCATTATACAACATACCATCGTACATAGCTTCTTTACTATCTACACCTGCCAAACGTAATTCTTTTTGTGCGTGTTCTATCAATCCCATTTAATATTCCCTTATTATAATTTACAAACTTACGAAAAAGAAATGATATATACAAGTTTTATTTTTTAGTTCTACTATCTATTATAGTTCCATCATAATTTTCCCAATAAATTTCATTATTATTAGAATCATATTGGATTTTTACCCAAAGTCCATTACTATTTTCACGATAAAGTATATTACCATTAGAATCAAATTCTTTTTTTACCCAAAGTCCACTACTATATTCACAATAAAGTTCATTGTTATTAGAATCAAATTCTTTTATATAAAAGAATCCATTACTATGTTCACAATAAATTAGATTGTTATTAGAATCGTATTCTTTTTTTACCAAAAGTCCATCATGATTTTCCCAATAAATTTCATTATTATTAGAATCATATTGGATTTTTACCCAAAGTCCATTACTATTTTCACTATAAACCCATTTATTATTTGAATTGTATATATTTATTTCATCAGTTACATTGATATATAATATTTTAAGTTTCATTTCTTAGGTCTGTTATCCGTTATCATACCATTACTATCTTCATAATAAATTTCATTATTATTAGAATCAAATTCGTTTTTTACCCAAAATCCATCACCATCTTCATAATAAAGTTCATTGTTATTAGAATCAAATTCCTTTTTTACCCAAAATCTATTACTATCTTCATAATAAATTTCATTATTATTAGAATCAAATTCGTTTTTTACCCAAAATCCATCACCATCTTCATAATAAAGTTCATTGTTATTAGAATCAAATTCCTTTTTTACCCAAAATCCATCACTATCTTCACAATAAAGTTCATTGTTATTAGAATCAAACTCTCTTTTTATCCAATCTCCATTACTATTTTCAAAATAAACCCATTTATTATTTGAATTGTATATATTTATTTCATCAGTTACATTGATATATAATATTTTAAGTTTCATTTTATTTTATTATTCCTTCTCTTTAATTATTTCTACATCAAATCCAATTAATTCACATATTTCTTTATGAGTTAATCTTTTAACTTCTTTAGGTCTGTTATCTATTATAGTTCCATCACTATCTTCATGATAAATTAGATTGTTATTAGAATCAAATTCTCTTTTTGACCAATCTCCATCACTATCTTCATAATAAATTTCATTATTATTAGAATCATATTCTTTTATATAAAAGAATCCATTAATATCCTCATGATAAATTTCATTACTATCAGAATCATATTCTCTTTTTACCCAATTTCCATCATTATATTCCCAATAAATTTCATTATTATTAGAATCAAATTCGCTTTTTACCCAAAATCCATTACTATCTTCACGATAAATTCGATTATTATTAGAATCAAATTCTCTTTTTACCCAAAATTCATCATTATATTCCCAATAAACCCATTTATTATTTGAATTGTATATATTTATTTCATCAGTTACATTGATATATAATATTTTAAGTTTCATTTTATTTTATTTTATAAAATATCGTACTAAATACACACGATTCACAATCGAGAGTTCATTGAGTTCCAAAATCATAATGTTATTTGGATAAGAAGATTTATGTGTATTGTATACACGTACAAGCAACTTATCTATTATATTTGATAAATTGTGGTTATTGGTATTGTATATACATTTAAGTTTCATTTTATACACTCATGTTTTTGCTTTATGAGTTGTTGTAATTCTACATTCTTTTCTGCAACTATTCGTTTACATTCATTTCGGTATATAGTAGCTTTATCCCATATAGTTTCTTCATATCCGTGCGTTGGAAGCTCATATCTAGTATTTAAAATGGTTTCTAATTCATTTATTACCATTTCACACTCAAATATATCTTTATCAATTCCAGTTAATCCGTCATCGATGGTTGAGTAAAATTGTGTCATATTAAATCTAATAATTAATAATATACAAACTTACGAAATTAAATTGATATAAACAAATTTTATTTTAATGATATGTTAAATTTAAAAGTCGAAGTATAGATGTACTTCGAAAATGCGGAAATAAAAGGAATCGAACCTTCATCTCGTTTTCACGATTGACTCTTTAGCAAAGAGTTTGCTACACCAATTGCCGTATTTCCATTTTTTTAGTGTACCGGTAGGAAGATTTGAACTTCCAAGTGTATCTTCGTTTACCCACGAGTCTAAATCGCGTGACTTTACCATTTGTCTATACCGGTAGATTTGTGGACACATATCGGATTTGAACCGATAACCCCCATATTGCAAGTATGGTGCTTTCCCAATTAAGCTAATGGCCCATTATTGTATGATATATCATTCATATTATATGGATTATATGTTATATGAATGACATATCATACTAATGTTGAGTGGGGTGGGGTCGAACCACCGAATGTCGGCTTCAAAAACCGATGCCTTACCACTTGGCTACCACCCAATATATTGTACGAATGAATGGATTCGAACCATCACTGAACGAGGTTTAAACTCGATCCCTCTTCCGTTGGGGTACATTCGCATTTTTGTTGTAGGTGGTGAGAGATTCGAACTTAGCTATAGTATGAACTAACCAGATTTACAGTCTGGCTGGGATCTCCAACTCCCGTACGACGCATTAAAGAGGAAGTTGGGGCAGTCGAAACCCCATTGCCTTATTAGGGGCTTAGCTGTTTTCAAAACAGTTTGCTACACCAATTGCTGAACTTCCATAAAAAGAAAAAATCTCGTCTATTTTATTAGAGGAGATTTTATTTCATATTCATTATATAATTTTATTTTATCTAATTAATAACATAAATATCCCCTACCATCGAATCCAGAGCAGTCGCTAACGACCACAATGTGATTGGTTGTAATATACTCGGTTGTTGATATGTTATTATTGTATTTTTCATCTTATATATAAATAGAGATAAGTTTCTCGTAAATTAATTATATCGATATGTTGGACTCGATACCAACAAAAACGATTCTCCCACGCACGTCAACCCACATAAAACTTAATCTAATAAGAAGCACTGACTCCTACTTTACTTATGTTAGGCGTGTCTATCTTTCACCAATATCAATATAAATTAATTTACGAGAAACTTTTCTTTATCTAAAGTTGCTAATACCCTATAAAATAAAATCCCATTTTCAGTTTTGAATTGAACCTTAATCGGTCTAATACTTCTTGTTCCTGTTCTGATGGATTTTGTTACTTGTTCTGTACCATCATTATCTATAAAAGTAAGTTCATATCCCAATTGTTCACCATAGACCATAGAATCTAAATTAAACTTAGTATCTGTTTCTTCCCAATTACCATATGAAGATATTTCATCTTCCACTGTAGATTCTGTTATGAACCTTTTAAATTTATCGAATTCATTTGTCATTGTACATTCCCTATATATTTAGTGTCTATATGACATCCATCTTGTTCTATATTATCTATGCTTATTATCAATATACTACCGATAACATTAAAATAAAACGTAGTATTTTTATTCGTACCTTGTATTTCATATCTAATATTCATATTCTCACTGGTCAACGCTATAGTAGTAGTTGAACCATGAGATTCACAATTATAGTCATCATGATCATCTTGTATTTCTATAGTTTCAAATCCTACTAAATGAGATTGCAAGAATTGAATTACTTGTTGAAAATTGATTCTTATATTATCAATTAATAAACATGTAGTGTCAGCATCTGGTTTTATATAATCGCTTACTTGTAATTGTTTCGTTTTACCATTATACGACATAAACTTTATATATTCATCGTTATAATCATCTTTTATTTTTATAGTTCTTATTTGTTTATGCTCATTATACAATTTAGTATTTATATGTGTTTTTATCTTAGTTAATCTATCATTTAAAACTTCATATTTAGACACTAAATCATTTAATACAGATAACCATTCTTCAAATTGACTTATGAATTTATCTATATCTTCTATCGTAGAAATGGAAAATGTAATTGATTGTAATTTGTCAAGTTGTTTCCACTTTGGGAATTTGTAAGAATGATACTCATCATAACAACACCCATAACCGTATCTATTGTGTAGACTTCTAAGTGGTTTAACTTCGATTGTAATTCGTTCGTCATTATTATTATATGTTACATCTATATCACCAAAATCTTGATAATTACCAATTATACTAAAACCGTCTGTGTTATAGCTATTACGTTCCATAGATTCTGTAATTGCATTCCAAAATAGTTTATTATGTGTTTTATTTCTACATAAATCATATAATATAGTTGTTAAACTTATAGTTTTACTTTCATTCTTCTTCTTCCAGAACATTTTTACTCTCTTTTTTTTAATGTATTCTTAATATGTCTATTTAACTAAGTCATCTCTTAATTTAGTTAAGACCTTTCCTAACAAATTTAAACCTAACCACTGTTCAGGGTCTTGTGCTCTTGGATCATCTTCAAGTAAACCAATACCCCAAATCTTATCACATGGAGAAGCATCAACTAAAGTTTTATCTTTAGTATCAAGTAATTTATTTAATAATTTTTCGTTTTGTGTGAACTTTGCATGGTTTCCTTTATATACAATTTCTTCACATACAACTGACCATTTTTCAGCAATGAAATTTGAAACTTCTCTACCTAGTTTCTTCTGTTGTTTTGGATGTAAAGTATTCATAATCTTTGAAGCAGTTAATTCATCACCAAAGAATAAAGCCTTTTGTTGCATCATATACTGTTCTGTACAATTATACATATCACCATCTATTTCAAATTTACAAGGATGCCATTGACTAAATGGCCCTGACCAGAAAAATTCATAATTCTCATTCATAATGTTATTTTTTTAATATCGTTTAAAATAATAATACAAACTTACGAAAAAATAATGATATAAACAAATTTTATTTTCTATTAGCTATTAAATCAGCTGCACACGTTGCAGCAGGTGCATTTGGTTTTGCAAATACATCAAACCCTAAACTTTTAAGCCAACCTACAGCCGCAGGATATGCTATATTAGATTTATATTTAGCTTCTGAATTTAAATCGATATGGATTTCTACAGGTTCTTGTAAAATATCTTGTATTTCTTCGGCTATACATTTAGATTTCTCTACTTCAGTCCAAAGCATTTCAAATATAGATAATTCTTTTTTATGTTTATCCATAGAATATATTAAATGAGCACCTTTATTGTATCCATCAGTTCCATAATAAAACATAGCTATCACGGTAACATAAATAACTTTTTTAGATGCCTTCTTATATTTTGAATCCGATCCAACTGCTATTTTAGCATCAGGATTCATTTCAATGAATTTCTGAACATGTAAAATCCAATCATCAATTATTTCGTTTGTTTGGAATGTCTTGAAATACATATATACCTTAGTTTAAAGAGGTGAATCCCAGATTCGAACTGGGGTAAACGAGTTTGCAATCCGTTGTCTGAAACCACTCGACTAATTCACCATTATTATATTTTGTACCCAAGGTAGGATTCGAACCTTTATCTCCAATTGGAGGTAGGATAATGTTGCCAATTACACCAAATGTACATTTCTAACGAGTTGACCTGGACGGACTTGAACCGTCGATCTTCGAATTATGAGTTCGCTGCTTTGACCAACTAAGCTACAGATCAATATTTGGGTGAATGATGGGCTACGATCCCACGACCTTCGGTTTCACAGACCGACGCTCTAACCAACTGAGCTACAAACACCATAATAAAAAGTTGCGGAAGACAGATTCGAACTGTCATTATACTTCTCGTCTCTGGGTTATGAGCCCAGGATGTTAACCATTACACCATTCCGCAATAACTTGTGATCTTACAGGAACTCGAATCCTGATTGCAACTTCGAATGAGTTGTGTCCTAACCATTTAGACGATAAGACCGAATTATAAATAAAAAATCCTTCAGTGTTTTAAGTTGAAGGATTTTTATAAATTTTTAGAAATGAATTTATTATTATGCCCTTCGTACATACACCCCAAACCCACACTCAACGTGTATATTAGGTCTAAAGCTATTCATATGTTTATTATTACGAGTCATTATTATCTTTTTAATTTTACTTCTATTAATAAATAGAGATACGTTTTTTGTAAATTAATTATTATTTTATATATTTTGAATTTATAGTTAGAACATCACTTGCTCTAACAACATTTTTATTATCTAACGTATCATCCTCATACTCATCCGTAACATATAGCATATCAGCGTTATCAATGTCAAATGTTAATTGTGATGGTGCATAGTACATACTAAATAAGTCTTTTAATGTAGTTTTATCAGTTAGATTAACTATAGACCTTAACACATCAGATACATTCACATCATTATTGATAACTGTGTTATGATGCATACCACCATTTCTAAAATATAAATCAGTCCAGATTATCTGTTTAGTTTCAATATCAAAGATAAATGGAACTGCTACCTTAGAATTTCCATCTAATTTCATAGAATACTTAACTGTTTTAGGATCATAAATCTCATTTGAATTAGGACGTTCTCTTAGCATAAAACCTGCGAAACATTCTTTATGTTCTTTAAATGTTGGGCCACTATAAACATTTATATTTAATGTTATATATCTAACTTCTGATTTTACTACTTTATTCATAGTTATATCAATAAATTCAGATGCTCCATTTGGTGCTCGTGTAATATCACCAGAATGTACTATTTCTAATTCTTTAATTTTTAATTGTTGAAATGAACAATGAGTTACCATTTCAAATTTATCATTATATAATGTAGCTGACAAATCAATATCTTGTCCTATCCAATGACAAAACATTCGTAAAGTTATATTTTTATTTTTATCTTCTAAATCAATCTTAGATCCTCTACCATAAGAGAATTGACCTTCCGATACACTTCTTTGTTGTGTAGGTAATGTATATTGACTTAATCTTTCATCTATATATACTTTCTTACCTTCTGACGTTCCTTGTAATCTCAATCTTAAATGTGAGTTTATACAATTTAGATAGTCTTGTACTAATTGCAATTGCCAATCTGTAAATTTCTTAAATTGCACTCTTCTAACTTTAGATGTAGAACCTTTAGGAAATACTAATCTACTATCATAACCTTTTAATATAACTTGTAAGTGTCCTTTAGCTTGTAATAATACTCGTGTTGATACTTCTGATATACATTCTTCTAAATTATCAATACCTAATTTACCAGAGTTATATCCATCAGAGATATTAATTAAAGTTACTATGTTTCTTACGTATTCACCTGGTTTCTTCATTAGAGAATTAATAGCTGAATGATAGTCTTTATTTTTTAAAGATTCATTTATAATAGTGCTTAAACTCTCTACATTTTTATTATTTCTAAATGATCTCAATACATCTGAAAATTTGGATTGTTTTAGAAATTCACCACAATGTAATGAATGTGTTAATTTAATCCATTTATTTTTATGTCTCTTGAAGTCATCTACGTTAAACACTTTATCAAGTCTATTAGTTATTCTACGTCTAAGACTTTTAGATAATGATTTAAACTTGGTATTTTCAGTTAATGATACATCACCACCAGATAGATATGTACAGTAACGTAGTATATCAGTTGGTGTTTTGAGTAATTCTAAATTATCAGTATATTCAACTACATAACATAAGTTTTCTTTATATGGAATATTTATAGTATTAATATCATATATCTCTCCAAAGTGAGCTATTAATACCTTAACTGATTCCTTATCGAAATCAGATAGAGAATCATTAGTAGATAATAAATCACATAATATTTCTATCATACCATTAATATCTATTATACCTATACGTTTGAAGTTTAATACGTCAATATCAGTTTGTCTTGGCTTTTTATCTATATCTGGATAGTATTCGCCTAATGACAAATAATGTATTATAGCGTTAAAGTATAGCTCAAATTCAGACATATTATAAACTTCTTCTGGGAAGTTTGGATAAAATGTTTTATATGAACGTGCACCTTTAAATTCTTCCAATATAAAAATTATATCAATTAAATTTAAGTTATATCGTAATACAAGTTTAAGTAAATGAGAATCTATCGTATAACCCAAATTATTCAATATTTGGTTATATGCTATAGTCTCTTTTATTGATTGTTTGTAATTATTAATATCAATATCTTCTAATACTGTAGAAGATGAGTCCATTATGAATATAGATGATCTATATTTTAATGCTATTTTTAATAGGTCTTTATTCATTTAAAGATTTCCTTATTATTAAATATTAAATTGTGATTATGAAATCGTTTTATACTTCTGCTCTACCAACTGAGCTACTAACCGATTATTACGATTAGGTAGGACTCGAACCTACGACCTGAAGTTCCTTAATGTTAGAAGTATGATTTCATATAGCAATTTAAGTAAAAAATGTCTGTAATTGAAATTTCGATTAATATCCAAAATTATAGAAGTATGAAATTTCATAGCAGACTTAAATTAATTTTAAAAGAAAGGGTTGTAATTATAAAAACGTAGTTTGCGTTTTGTATATTTTAGAAGTATGTTTCTATATAGCAACCCATAGTATTATTTGTAATTGATATTTCGTTTCTTGTTATATTCATGGTATAGTAGTTTAGAAGTATGAAATATCATAGCAAACAGTTTAATTTTTATTTTGTGTCAATTCTTAATACAAACTTACGAAAAAGAAATGACATATCCTAATTTTATTTTTTAGTCAAATAACTTATCTATAATTTTAGCTACATAAGTAGAATTAATATCTTCTTTCTTAGAATCTTGTAATATATCTACTAACGCATACATATATGCTTGATCAACACCAGTTAATTGTTCAGTTAAGACATTAATATCAGACATATCTATTTCAGATATTTGCCACATTATTTTTAATTGTTCTCCAGCAGATATTCTCCAACCACGTTCTAAGAACTTCTTAGTTCTAAATATAGATGCTATTGGATATAAACTACCTTTATATACTAAAGTCCTCGATAACAAGCATTCTAATGCTTCTGGGTGCAATACCAACGTATCATTATCATAATCATAATAATTCATAGCATGAACAAAATCATAATTACTATGGATAGTTTGTGGATCACCATAAAATCTAGTTACTAATTGAATCTTATCTGTTAATGTTATAGCATTACTTGATATGAACACAGGTGCATATTTACCATTTTCATCTGTAACAAAATCACCGAAATCATCAGAATCTGTTTCATTTGTTACGATACCCTTACCACCTCTTGCTTCAATATAAACTCTATCTTCATCTACACCTTTAATATTACAAATAGACTTTTCAATTACATTCATAGGAACTTCATCTAATTTATTAGATACTCTAATACTATTTAATTTATTAATGTAATATTTAGCTACTTGTATATTGCAATCTTTAGTTTTAAAATATATATCATAATCATTTACTGGATCACCTAATAACATAGATGCTATAGAGCCACCAGTTACGATTGTATTTTTTCTACATAATTTTTGTATATTCTCATCATCTATACTATCTATCCAATTAGATACTTTTTTATTTAGTTCCTTTCTGATACCTGATTTCTTTCTACCATATTTAATATCTACACTCATTATATTTACTCTTTTTGTTAATGTTAAAACTTAATTACTTTCTTTCTGAAAGATAATTTACAAACTTACGGAATTATTTATTAACTTCCAAATTTTATTTTTTGTTAGGTCGATTATCTATTATAGTACCATCATTACGTTCATAATAAATTTCATTACCATTAAAATCAAATTCTTTTTTTGCCCATTCACCGTAACTATTTCAATATAAATACAGTCACCTTTAGAATCATATTTATACATTTGCCAATTTTCATTAATATCTTTATGATAAATTACACGATTGTTAAAATCTCGTACTCTTATAGTATAACCATCTGAATTATTTTAAGTTCTTTAGCTTCATTTATAATATTATTAATTAACAAATGCATTTCAGTCTCACTAAACACACGATTGAGTTCAGCAGTAACCCTATCTATATCTTTTCTTTTATGTTCTACCCAGAATTCGTAGATGTCCTCTTTGAAGTTCTCATATTCACTTGATGATATAACATTATCTACCATCAGTTCCATATCAAGATAACTTAATATAGCACATAGACTGGAATCGTACTTATGTTTAATCTTATTTAATTCCTTTAGTGTATCATTCTCATCAAATACCAATTCTAACATATTAAATGATAATCTAGATTTATTAATAATATCTTCAAATATAGATTTAGATATTACTGGATCCATACTCGGATTTAACATTGTAATCGTACATTCAATTAATTTATTTAGTAATAACGAATTACATCTAACGTAATACAAAACATTAAGACGTTTGGATTCTTTTTTTTGTTTCTTAGTTGGTTCTGGTGTATTTCTACAACCACAATTATCATCCTTTTCACCATAATATGAATAGCATGGCATATTTCACTCCTTAATTAATTTCCATTTTACATAATTATAAAAAATACGTATATAACTAAATTCATTCCCATAACGCCTATAATAATCTTCGTTTATAGGTTGGAAACTATTATAAAAATTATAAGCAAATTTCATATTCACTGTTTGTGGTGGATATAAATCTACCTCTATATGATCATCTCTGAAGTATATAAAGTCATGCTCATCCATTAATTAATTTCCATTTTACGTATGATTCGTATATTCTATTATATTCAATCTGATAGCCATAGATGGAATATGGAACTCTATGATCACCAGTCACCAAAAAATTATAAAACATTATAACTATAGTTCTGTTTGATCTCGGTTCTTGTATTGAATGTATATAAATATAATCCACAACAAAAGCGATGTGTGTGACTACTGGTTCATCCATTCATATAACCTATATGTAGTATAAACATCTTTCTCACAATACTCATATATAAGCTCTATATCACCACCAGATTTGATAAATGGTACTAAATTACCACCATTGACTATATCGGTCTTAGGTGTGTCTATATTAGCCTCATAACACGCTTGTTCTAATGATGGTGTTATAACACCACCGAAGTTAGAAGTAAATGTTAATTTTTGCTTAGTATCATATATATAATGTAAATTCCATGGTTTTTTACCTACTACGTGTAGATATTTAGGTAAATTCTTATATGGAATCCCATTTACCATAGCACGTCTAATTATAAATGGTAAATCAAATTGTAGTATGTTATGACCTACTATAAAATCTATATAGTTCTCTAGTAATTCATTGAACTGTCCTATTATTTCGGACTCTTCACCTTTTAATGTTCCAGTGTGTAATTCCCCATCATTATCATATATAAATGATATACATAATATCTTTGCAAATGTAGGATATAATGACGAAGAACTATCCCATAATAGATCGTATCTATTTAATTCATCTTCGTATTCTGGCTTTTTATTTAATTTGTAATTACAAAACCGTTCCCATATAGGTATTAATAGTTCATCTTCTTTGTAAGAATCATATATTGGATATGTTTCTATATCAAAATATAAATTGTTCATTGTTTCCTCTGTATTAAAATAATTACAAACTTACGAAAATAAATCGATATAAACAAATTTTATTTTTTGTTAGGTCTTTCGTCAAATATAGTTCCATCACTACTTTCAAAATAAATTCCTATATTATTAGAATTATATTCTTGTTTTACCCAATATCCATCATCAGTTTCCCAATAAACTCGATTGTTATTAGAATCAAATTCCTTTTTTGACCAATATCCATCACTATTTTCATAATAAATTTCATTATTATTAGAATCAAATTCGCTTTTTACCCAAAATCCATTACTATCTTCATAATAAATTCTATTGTTATTAGAATCAAATTCGCTTTTTACCCAAAATCCATTACTATCTTCATAATAAATTTTATTATTATTATTAGAATGGAATATTTGAATAATAGATGTGATTTCATCAATATATAATTTTTTAAGTATCATAATTACAAATTTACGAAAATAAATCGATATAAACAAATTTTATTTTAGATAGGAGTGTTACGTGGGTAAAATGTTACATTACCATCATTCGTGTTCACTGTTGTACCACTAGAATTGATTGATACTATATAACCATCTTTAGTTACATAACCACAAATATCATATGTTTTTGGATCATATATAGTATCTTTATATGGCCATATCCCAAGTAACCTTAGATCTTCTGGGTTATCAGTGATTACACCACTACGCATTGAATCTACTACTGCATCTTGAAGTGCTTCATTAACACCAGAACATATAATTACATTACTCATATCAAAGTTATGTTCTTGACAGAATGCGATTATACTATTTAAGTTGTAATCTGATTGTAATTTGAATTTTACTTTTTCGTTATTTGATTCATATTCTACGCTTATCATATATCACCATTTAGTTTTGTAAATAATATTATTTGGTTGGTTTCTTCATCTATATTAAGTCTTGATATATTTTTATCTTCTCTTGAATTATCATTATTAATTTCCGATGATACTACATCATAAGTATCATAATAGTTATCTGGTAAGTCATTTAGCCATTGTTTTAGTTCAGTTAACGTCATTACTTCCTTATTATTAGTTCTTTGTTATAATCAGTCATAGACTTTATATCTAATTTTAGATTGCCAATTATAGATTCACCTATAACACCAGAATCTTGTATTATTGCACTTAACATAGTTATATAACTATAATCTTCTTTTGTGAATGTTCCTACGTCTATAGTTATATTAATATCTGATGTTTCTGTCGTGTTAAACTTAGCATTTAGATCAAAATCTGTTTCTAATTGACGTTTGTTTATATACTCATTAACTATGTTATTATCTACATTTATATAATCAAACCAAGGTTCCAATAAATGTAAATAATCTTGTATTTGTGTATCATTCATTAAATTCAGATTGTTAATATTCAATAACTTTCTATAACGTGGATATATTATAGGTTTCATATATTCGTCATGAGTTACCATTCTACTCCACTTACGAATGAAATTCCTAGTTGATTTTTGATTTTGCTTTAGCCATTCATCACTTTCGGTTCCAACATTTGTTATAGTTGGATTAAATCTACTACCCCTACATGTCATGTGATACACGTATCCATCCCAAGTTTGTATAAACTTAACACCGTTTAATTGGAATCTATCGAAAATATCCGAATCCTCTTTACTCTGAGGCTTATATAATGGGTCATGGCCATTTATATTCTGAAAATCTTCCTTGTAAAACGCCCACGGAGCAAATATACCCTCTGTGACCTTACCTTTATATTCTTTAATTAGTTTAGTGTTGAATTTTAAAAATGATTTTTCATCAAACTCTTCAGTTTCGATACCAAATCCATTTAATACCTTTTCTACTCCATCTGGATGTAATGGTGGTTCAATCCGTGTTAATGATACAATAGTACCTTTTTTTATATGTTTCTCAATAGCATCCAATGCTTTAGGTGCTAAATACATATCAGCATGAAATATAATGGCTATATCATTAGTTGATACATCATTTACCAGTGTATCATATAAAATGGTATGTCCAATTCTATCACCAGACTCATTACGTATAGCTTTGAAATTGGGATCATTAGACATTATCTGTTGACACCATTCCCAAGTACCATCATTAGAATTATCGTCAGCAACACATATTTCTACGATATGCTTACCTTGATTTTTTCTAATTGATTCATATGACCATTTTAAATATTTTAAATTATTTCGGCTTGGTTGTATAAACGAAATTTCCATTAACCCAATTCCTTAATTACATTATTAAATTTTTCTAAAAATACACTCTCTTTATAATACTTATTATACAACTCTTTCGTTGTTGTAGAACATTCATTATAAAAATCATCATCATCTCTTAATCTAATCGCTAATTCTTTTGCTGATTGTATATCACATAATTCAACTGATGTTTCTGGGTGTAATATTCTCTGTGTATCTAAATAATCATACCCTATACATGGAATCCCTAAATATGAACAATTTAATGCAAACGTTCCAGCTGCAAATGTTCTCATCATATGAACTCCATATTTAACTTTATTGAGTTCATATATCCATTGATTGAATTCCATATAAGGAAGATATTTAACACTATCAAATCTATCTTCATCTGGTGTTTTTCTACCCATTGATGGTGCAGTTATGTTAGTTGATATATTATTAGCTACCAATAAAGAATCCATACCACTATACCAAGAACACATATTACCACCTATCATCACACCAGACCGTTCTATAGGTCGTGTTAATAATATATTATCCTCTATCATCAATGATTGCAATGTAAATGCTGGTGTATCATACAATCCTTTGTAATACCTAACATCACTTTCATTATGACATAATATACCATCAAATTGATTTATAACATTAATATATTCTATCTGGATTGCTAAATTATAATCTTGCCAATAATCATTAGCTCCTTCTTGCATAAATAATATTTTCTTTGATATAGACCGTAGATATGAAATTACATCTCTACCAAGTATAGTTTCTATACCATTCTTAGGGAATATACATATAACTATATCATATATAATATCTGTTTTATAAAAGAATGGAAAATTATCAGTCTTTATAGCTATAGACCAAGCAACATCAGTTCGTATATTATGTGATGTTCTATCTATTTTCCCAATATAAGATTTTTCGCTTATTATAGCAATATTCATAATTATACCTTGTTATCCCAATAATCAACCATTTCATTAACCATAGATTCAAATGTATATGTTGTATTCCAATTTAATGTTTTCTTTGCTTTACTGCAATCACCACATAAATAATTTAATTCTTCTGGTCTAATATATTTTTCATTCTGAACCACATAATCTCTATAATCCAATCCAACACGGTTAAATGCTAATTCACATAGATCTCTTACTGAGTGTGCTATTCCAGTTGAAACTACAAAATCATCTGGCACATCATGATCTAATATTAATTTCATAGCTCTAACATAATCATAAGAATGACCCCAGTCACGTTTAGAATCTAAGTTGCCTAATTCGAGTTTATCCTGTAGTCCTTTTTTTATAGATACTGCTGACTTTATTATCTTGTTAGTTACAAAGTTTGAACCTCTACGTGGTGATTCATGATTAAATAAAATTCCATTTGACGCAAATAACTTATATGAATTTCTATAATTTCTAACTATTGAGTATGCATATAACTTAGCACATCCATAAGGACTAACTGGTTGCATATGTGTAGTTTCTCTTTGCATCATATCATCATCTACTGCATTACCAAACATCTCAGAACTACTAGCTTGGTAGAATTTAGCATTAGGTGCATTAGTTCTATATGCTTCCAATATATTTAATACTCCAAGTGCATTTGTTTGAGCTGTGTATTCAGGAACATCAAAACTTATTCTTACATGTGATTGTGCAGCCAAATTAAAAATATAATCTGGTTGTATAGTTTTTATTAATCGATTCAATCCATTAACATCACTTAAATCACCATAAGAAACCTCTATATCACCATCTAAATGATCTATTCTATTAATTTGATGTTCTGGTGTTGAATTTCGTCTTGTTATACCATAAACATCAACCCCATTATCTAATAAATGCTCTGACAGATATGACCCATCCTGTCCTGATATACCTGTTATAAACGCTTTTTTCTTAATCATTAAAAATCTCCATTGTTGTTAAATCCACCCAATCAGTATACACCCATTTACGTGGTTCAGTATTTTTAGCATCATTTAATTTTTCTAATCCCAATTTAGCTGTTTCTGGTGTCATATAATAGTGATAACCAAACACATCAATATTCTGTTCTCTCCATGGTACATTTGGTAATCTACCATCATAAGACATTTTCTTTAATGTATTGTAAGATTCGAAGTCATTAGTTAATATAATTCCACCTCTACCAAGACTAAGGTGTTTTTGATATTGGAAACTTATACACATATAAGTTCCATCTATATATGAATTTGGTTTCCATAATACAGCAGAATCTATTATGTTATTATCACCCATATAATAATAATCTTCCCATGATTCATCTCTCCATTCAAATGGAATACCTAATTTGTTCCCTAGCATTGGAACTGATAGATATGTTCGTTTTGGAACACTAAATATTGATATATTTTTATATCTCATACATAACTCAATACCATGAGTACACGAATCAGTTGCTATTGCATACTTAGATCCAAAGAATTTAGCAATTTCATTTTCAAACTCACTAACTATTTCAAACATATAACCCCAACTTATATTTTATTACATTCAATATTTAAACTTATCAATGTTCCATTCGATTTATCCATCTTAGGTATGTATGCCTGTGAATGATCATCATAAACCCCATGATCAGTATCACGCCAATCCCAATAATCAATATTAGTAAATCCATTATTAGATAATAATTCCTGTAGTGAATCATAATCATAAGTTGTTTTGTGGTATATAATATCATCACCCATATCCATTCTGCCATATAAAGGGCCTGTAAATGAATCAAGTTTATAATCACCAGTCATATATAACCTACATATAGAGTTAAAGTCTGGAACTGCAATTCTCAATATACCATTGGGTTTCAATACACGTTTCCACTCAGATAGAATGTTAATAATTGATGTCCTATCAAAATATTCTATAACGTGTGATGCATATATCAAATCAACACTATTATCTATGAATTCTAGTTTAGTTATATCATTATAATCCAAATGTGAATAATCACCACCATCAATATGAATCCAATCATCACCAAAATCTCTCCACCCACAACCCATATTTATATTAATCATTTATATTATCCTGTATAAATACTTTATCATTATCAACACCAGTATATGGACCAGTTTTATATTCTCTAATTAGAGTATCATCCGTCAGTATCTCATATGTATGTCCACCTTGAAATGTAAATGTTGCATCACCCTCACCAATAACATAGGTATCTATTAATGAACCATCTGTATCATAAAAGTACGATTTAACTTTACCTCTAACTACACACCAAGATTCTTGTGCTATTACACTCGGTTCCCCATCCTTCCATATATGTTGATGTGGTCTATATTTTACATCTTTATCTGGCTTTAAGAATGCACATTGTATAAATTCAGATTCTGGACAAATATCAATCCTGTTATAATCTGAATTTATATGCATTTCTAAATAATCAACTATATGTAATAATATAGTATCGTCTATACGTGAGTATATTTTAATCATAGTTATAATTCCCCTCTAATAACAATTTAACATATTCAAACTCAGTTTCATCATGAATATCTATCCAATCAACAACATACAATGTATTATAATTTGATTTTCCAATATGATAACATACTTTTTTTCGAATTACATGTATATGGCTATTATTAATATAATCGTTATCCATAGTTGATAATTCCCAAATAGCATCATTATATAATAGACGTTCTATACATTCATCTATTGTATCGGAAGTCATCTGTGGTGAATTTGCTTGTAATATAACAATAATATCCTCATCATCCAAATCAACACCAATATGTTCTATTGCATGTGTTATTGGAACTTGCATCCAAACATCATCATTAGATAATTCTATAGGTCGCCTAACAATCTTACATTTATCACCAACTACAGTCATAATATCATCCGATTCCGTAGATACATATAAATTATTATGTGATATATATTTACTATTTAATGCAGCATCTATAGTCCAATTGATTAGTGGCTTACCCATTATAGGTAATATGTTTTTATTTTTTAATCTCTTAGAACCACCACGTGCAGGTATAATACCAATTATATTCATATTATATCCTCTATATTTATTTTTGTTGCACCAATATCAATCAATACATTATCATGGATAGAATAAACCTCAATATCATTACGTTTCAATGTATCTATATAATACTTAAATTTATTAATAATATCAGTTGAATTTCTAAATTTATTAATGTTTATATTAGCATCAAAATTCAATCTAAAGAAATCATCTATATCTTCATTTATAAATGAATTTATACCATAATAATTATCCATAAGATATTTGGAATTCTCCTTTAGTATATCCAATAATACATCATTATTGTTATAAAAGTGTCCTTGTGCTGAGAAATCAAAGCCTACATAAACTATTCGTTTGGCTCCAAGTATATATGCCATATGAGTTGCTGAAAATGCTATCTGTTCTGCACCAACCAACTTAAAATTACTATCTGTTATCTTTGGTAGCCATCCATAATCACCAACTACATTTATATTAGTTAATGTAGTTACATCACTATACTCATCACTATCAAAAAAGTTATGTGGTTCTCCCTGAAAAAAACACATATCACCATTTCCAAATTTATGTTGCATTGCTGTGTGGTGGAAATGACCAGACATGTAGTAATTCGATTTGATTTTGATGTATGATTGATTTGTTCCTATAGAACAACATGCATTTATTAAACTCATATCATATTCACTTAGGTTATTTATACTATAACCACACCCAACGATAACTATAGTTTTACCCCTGTACATATCTTCATATGAACTTAATATCATTTAAGCCTCCATAATTCCCATACAAATGGATATGAAAATACAACATCGTGAGTTTTAGATAATTCTGATATTATCTTATGTCGTTTATATACAGGATTATCACCGTAATAATGGAATTGTATCAATACATTACCAAACATTGACAATTTATCATTTGATATTAAACTATTCAAAATATCATATTCACCACCTTCAATATTTAATTTTATTAAGTCTATATGGTTAAGGTGTAAATCATCAATAACATCTATAATATTCATTTGAGATACAGTTTCTAATTCACCTGTTCCCAAAAACACAGATGATTTGTTATCTGACACCACCATATCTATATTTTTAGTTGTAGATCCTAATGCAAAATTAAAGAATTTGATATTTTCATTGGATTTAGCATTTGACTTTGAATATAAATCGCTAACTGGCTCGAAACCATAAGTTTTACAATTATATATCTTATTCATTTCATATGAATATTCCCCATCATAAGAACCAACATCAAAAATTATAGATTTATCAGTTATATTATCTATATCATATAACATATTATCACCACCAGACTCGAAAAATAATTTTAACCATTCTGATTGCAGATTGCCATCAACATAAGTCCTGATGTCGTTGGTGTTAATATCAATATTGATATTATTATCAATCATCCCTCGCTTTAAAAATACATTCTCAAATATCCAATCTTCCTGTGTATCATACAATTTAACGCTTTCTAAATTATCAATTGCATGTGGTAACATATCATTATACAAATCATCACTTAACATTGATAATATATCATCTAATTCATCAATAATATTAAATGTTAATATACCATCAACATTAAAGAACTTATCTATTTTATTTGCACCCCAATATATAGGAATAGTCCCAACAGCCATACAATCCAGTAATTTCTCTGTGAAATAATAATCACTTTTCGTATTTTCAATGACTATAGAAAATTTATAAGGTGCTAAAATCTCTTCTTTATATTCAAAATCCACACCACACCCAGATCCGTAACAATCAACCATGTCAGTTATGTGATTAGCTATTTGATGTCTTAATTTATGACCAGTTGTCATTGTTTTATGTGAGTATATCATAGAAACTAATTTACTCTTATCATATATACCATAATTATCATCTAATACCCAACACCCACCAAACGGATAAAATTCAGTATTATCTGGGTATTGATTTAGTAATTCATCATCATATGTAATTATAAAATCAAATTTATCTATAATCGATTCTATATTATCAAATACCCTATTACCATTAGTCTCTCTGTTCTCTATAATCCAAGCAACCTTATATTTACTATCAACTTTATCAACTACATCAGATAGTATATATGAATCTGTAAATATAGTAATTGAATCCCATTCATAATTACCCCTATTATACTTTATAAACTTGGGAGTTCTATTATCAGTAATTGAGTATATACCACTATCAATTGCAAGATGTTTAAATGCATTATCAAATAAATTTATACCTATCATAGTAAATCCGATCTTAATTTTTTGATAGCTATTTGTTCAGAATCCAATACTCTTTTTTCTGATGTTCCAAGTGATGTTTTTACTTGATTTATATATTTTAAAATATTCTCAACTCCTTTGTATTCTAATGATGCTGCGTGATCAGTTCCTTTCATTGTTCTACTTAAAGTATAATGCCTTTCTATTATTCTTGATCCTAACATATAAGCAGCTATATCTGGTGCTATTCCACTGTGATGACCACTAAAACCAACTCCATCTATTCTTTCCTTATACCTATCACGTAACATAGGAATCACATTTAAATTTAATTCGTCATCTGGACATGGATATGTACTTGTACATTGCAATACATATTTTTCGTTATGTTTTAATATATTAACTACCATATCAATATCTTCTATAGATGACATACCAGATGATATTATAACTGGTAATCCTGTATTTGACGTAGCATCAATTAAATCTATATCGGTTATTCTCTGTGATGCAATTTTTAATCCAGATATTCCAATATCACATAAAAAATCTAAGCTATTAATATCTGTGTAGCTACTGATAAAATCAAAACCAGCATTCTCTACATAATCTTTTAATTCTATAAATTCATCTTTTGATAATTCCAATGCATTTCTATGTTCATAATAAGTCATACCAAATGAATTTGCATTATCATAAATCATATTTTTTTGTTTTTCCGATAAACACACATCTATATCTCGCTTTGCAGTTTTAATACATGATATAGGTAATCCTTTAAGTGAATCTACCATTTGCTTTGCAATGTTAATATCACCTTGGTGATTCTGACCTATCTCAGCAATAAAATATACTGGGTTGTTATTATTTACTTTCATACTTCCTCTATTATTTTAGTTTTATCATCTACCAATAAATCCCAAACTGGTTTGTATTCATTAGATAACCTATTATACTTACAACCCCATTCATTTAACTGGTATATAGTTAACTCTGTCCAATCTATACCTGTACCACTACCCCTTGCAGTCCAATAAACTATCTCGTTACCACTATCAAATAAATTATTTATTTTATCAATATTAACTTTGTTTGGTATCGCAAATTCATAATTTCGAACTCCATCATAAAAACAAATAGTCTCATCTATATCAACATATATTACCATGCAGTCCAACCCCCATCAACAACTAGATTGTGACCTGTTACGTATGATGATGCATTAGAAAGTAAATATAATAGTGCACCAGCAACTTCATAGTTATAACTTAATCTCCCCATAGGAGATAAATGTGAAAAGTTATCCTCGAATGTGGTTTCATGGTTATTCCAGACTCCGTGTGGTGTTATCATATTAACTCTTATATTATCTTTAGCCCAGTATGTTGATAGATAATTTGATAATGCCATTATACCACCCTTAGATGCCGAATATGATGCTGGTGTCTTTAGTGGCTGTGATAAACCATCATATATACTATGGTTTGGAGCTACTACAGAATATGTGGATGCTATATTAATTATACTACCACCAGTTTCTTTCATATGAGTTCCAATTATTTTACACATTAAAAATGTACCTTTTAAATTGCAATCCATTACATCATCCCACACATCAGAATCGTAGTTTTCAAATATATCAAAGAACCCCTGTGGTTTAGACCAATGACAATTAACCAAACCATCAATATGACCATATTTATCAATTACATCATTTGTAAATTTCTCGATGTTATTTTTATCAGTAACATCGTTATCAGGAAGATCAAATCCAATTACATTAGCACCAAATTGTTCACATGCTTCTACAAATGCCTTACCTATTAATCCATTATGACCAGTTATCACAATAACTTTATTTGTTAAGTCAAATAAAGACTTGAAATCTATCTTGGTTGGATCTGTTGTTCTAATCATAATACCCCATTATAAATTGGTGTGTTAGTTGAATGTATAGATATATCTCTTATATTAATATTAGTTGGTTGGTTTATTATCCATTCAACCACATCAGAAACGTAATCTACATCCATAGTTGGAAAATATCGCTTATCATATAAAGATGGAAACTCAGTCATTACATATCCAAGTTTAATATTAGTAACTTTACATAAAACTTTATCTTTGTATCCATTCACACAATAATCAATATTAACATCTTTTATAAAATCATCTTGGTTTATCTTATTACGTGGATACTCTTTTAATCTATCTGGATTATCATGTTTCATATCACTAGCACAACTACCTATATTGATAATGTGCTTATTATCATATTTCCATAAATCATACATATCAATTAACATCTTTGTTTGATATTCAGGAGCATATGCATTATTAATGAATACATCACAATCATTTATATATTGTATAACTCCATCATAATTACTTTCTATATTATGTCCATCCGAACTAGACCCACCAATAACATCATATACATTTAATAATCTATTGTAAATTGCGTGTCCTATACCACGTGATATACCAGAAACGTAAATTTTCATATTTTTACCCATTCATTTGGAATTATATCTTTATAATCTAAGTTTATACTATCTCCAAACCATTTACTTGGAGCTACAACTGTTTTGTCTATATTACCATTCACCCAAGCACCCCACCAAGAAAATGATGAATTTGCTATTATATTATGTTTGCATAATGACATTAAATATAAGTCAATAATATCATCTTCCATATTAATAAAAACTACATTATCACCATTAAAATTACCCATACACCATTCAATATCATCACTGAATATATAAAATGTATGTTCTGGGAATAATGCGAGTGACTTATCATAATAATCAGTTTCGGATAGTAATATATGTTTATGTTTCAATGCTACATAGTCACCACGTCTAACATGGACAGATACGGAATTTGTAGAGTTTATCAACGTATTGTATTTTTTGTATATATAATCATATATATGATGTGGGATACTATAATAATCTAATATGGCATCTCTATTATGCACAAAATACTTTTCTGATTGGAAATACCCATGCAACTCCATATTTGGGATACATTCTATTTTATTATATCCAAATGTTGGTTCTGAGTATGTGCTAGTTACAAAACTCTTATCACCCGATATATCTACATTACTAAATATATTATCGGTATAACCACCAAACATATCAGATTGCATATCTGGGAATATAGCTTTGTAATTATAGTCAATTGCTAAGCTAATTATATTAGCCACTTGAAATAATTGATTTCCCAACCCAAAGTTATGTGTTCCACCAGGTGTACCTGGTCCAAGTAATCGACATGTAATTAAGTCATTCATAATCGGTTGTACACCCCTATATTATTTCTAACTGATATTTCTACTTCTTTTTGTTTATCGATATACATTGATCCTTCATTTCCCAACCCAACTGTTCTATTTAAAACATATAATATTCTATCACTTATGATTATCCTATCAATGCCAGTCATCTCTACCATTGGTAAACATAACACATGGTCAAATATACAATCAAAGTAATCATCAGTATCAATATTAAATAAATCAAATTTTAAAACTTTATTTAATAGGTTGAGTTTGTATGTTTTTAAATGTGAGTATGGAAATTGATGTGTTCTATATAAATTATTATCATCTACATACTGGTTGACCCAATTATTCCACCCATGATAATGTCCACCAGTTTCATGGGTTGGGTGCACGATATATTGCCCACACGTCATAAGTGTGTTTTCATTTGATATATAAACACCATTTAAATAATCAAGAACGTCATTAGTATGTAACCAATCATCCCCATCAACTTCAACGATAACACATTCATCATCAAAATCATTATCATTTATCCAATCCCAAGCATATAAAAATGATTTGCATTGAGAACCGTTATTATTATTATTTAATAATACACATCTATCATTTAAGTTGGAATTAATAATATCACATGTATTATCATTAGAATTATCATTTACAATTATATGTATATAATCTGTATATGTTTGTTCTTGTATACTATTCATATTTATAGCAATCCAATCACTAACATTATATGCAGTGGTTACTATTATAAACTTAATTTTATTTTCCAACACAAAAACACCATAGCCCATTTGGTGAATAAGGATTCATATGACGATAATTTTGTTCACTCATAGAACCGACATTAGTTTCATCCCAATTTACAAAATCATTACTAATATAAAATTTTTCGTCATAAATGTTATATTCATTCTCTTGTAGTAAAGTTTGGATTATATCTCTACGTTGACGATTATAATATCTTAAAAATGGAAATCCATTTTCATCATAATTCATATAACCACCTGTAGGTATAGTTATTATAACTCTAGATGCGTCATCATTTAATAAAGAAGACATTTTAAGTATCCCACGCAAATCATGGTTCCATCTTATAAAATCATCATTCATAATTTCAAATGTATCATCAGCACCAAACATATTATGATTGCCATATTTCATACCAAAGTGCTCTAATACTGATATGCAAATTACATAATCATAATTATTATCTGGTTCGTATGCTACCAAGTCACCATTAATGAAATTGACATTGAGTTTACTATCAACTAAATCTGATAGATAACTATTGGGTTCCAAATCACTTATATCAATACAATCTAAATTATCAACATTCAAATCTAATGTTTCTGATGTGTATAATGTTACACCTTCTCTACCCTCTCGCTCACCAACTACCAGTACATTTTTATTACTCTTTCTATTATCAGAAGCTAATATATTGTACATATAAGATAATTCAGCTATTTTAGATCCCTTAACTACCATTTTATCTGAATAGTCTTTGTTTAAATGCTTACAGTATAAACCACTCATAGATCAAACTCCATTATAAAAATAATATTGAATGTCCTTTCCTAATTTACCAGCCGCATTATATTCTGCTTGAACACCTATACTATTCTGTATTAAACGTGTTCCATCATATTCAGTCATATCAACAACTACTAACTCATCACAATGCTCAATCCAATATAGATCTTGTTCTAACCACCAATTACTATCAGTCTGTAGTTTAGGATCTAAATATTCAGCTATAGGGTGTGAGTGTGATATAGGAGAAAATACTATATATCCTCTCTTCATAAAGTCAGCAGCTACTTCATTAGCAATTCTAAATGATACTTCTGGATTCCAAGAATATGGAATTGATAAATATATTATTTTTTTCATTCTTATTCCTTCTCTTTGATTATTTTTACATTATATTCAATTAATTCACATATTTCTTTATGAGTTAATCTTTTAACTTCTTTAGGTCTTTTATCTAGTATAGTTCCATCACTATCTTCATAATAAATTCTATTGTTATTAGAATCAAATTCGTTTTTTACCCAAAATCCATTACTATCTTCACAATAAATTAGATTGTTATTAGAATCATATTCGATTTTTACCCAAAATCCATTACTATCTTCACAATAAATTAGATTGTTATTAGAATCAAATTCGCTTTTTGACCAATCTCCATTACTATATTCACAATAAATTTCATTTCTGTTTTTATCAAATAATTGTTTTGGAAATTCTTGATTTTTAAGTAATTTTTTTAAAGTCATCTTCATTTTATTATTCCTCGTCTTTGATTATTTCTACATCATATCCAATTAATTCACATATTTCTTTATGAGTTAATCTTTTAACTTCTTTAGGTCTGTTATCTATTATAATTCCATCACTATCTTCACAATAAATTCTATTATTATTAGAATCATATTCCTTTTTTACCCAAAATCCATCACTATTTTCCCAATAAATTCTATTATTATTAGAATCATATTCGCTTTTTACCAAATCTCCATTACTATTTTCCCAATAAATTTTATTATTATTAGAATCAAATTCGCTTTTTACCCAAAATCCATTACTATTTTCATAATAAATTTCATTATTATTAGAATCATATTCTTTTTTTACCCAAAATCCATCACTATTTTCCCAATAAATTTCATTATTATTAGAATCAAATTCGCTTTTTACCCAACAATCTCCATTACTACTTTCCCAATAAATTTCATTTCCGTTTTTATCAAATAGTTCCTTCGGAAATTCTTGATTTTTAAGTAATTTTTTTAAAGTCATCTTCATTTTATTTATTCTTTTTCTTTGATTATTTCTACATTATATCCAATTAATTCACATATTTCTTTATGAGTTAATCTTTTTGTTTCTTTAGGTATGTTATCATATATAGTACCATTACTATTTTCACAATAAATTTCATTATTATTAGAATCAAATTCTTTTATATAAAAGAATCCATTACTATTTTCATAATAAATTCTATTGTTATTAGAATCATATAGCACTATAGGATTATGAATTACAGTATCAATATGTAATTTTTTAAGTATCATTTTTTAGGTCTTTTACCTCGTATAATTCCATTACTATCTTCATAATAAATTCTATTGTTATTAGAATCAAATTCTCTTTTTACCCAAAATCCATCACTATCTTCACAATAAAGTTCATTGTTATTAGAATCAAACTCTCTTTTTATCCAATCTCCATTACTATTTTCAAAATAAATACAATTATCATTAGAATCAAATTCTTTTATATAAAATAATCCATTACTATTTTCCCAATAAATTTCATTATTATTAGAATCAAACTCTCTTTTTACCCAACAATCTCCATTACTATCTTCCCAATAAATACAATTATCATTAGAATCAAATTCCTTTTTTACCCAAAATCCATCACTATTTTCCCAATAAATTATATTATTATTAGAATCAAATTCTCTTTTTACCCAACAATCTCCATTAATATTTTCCCAATAAATTTGATTTCTGTTTTTATCAAATAGTTCCTTCGGAAATTCTTGATTTTTAAGTAATTTTTTTAAAGTCATCTTCATTTTATTTATTCTTTTTCTTTGATTATTTCTACATTATATCCAATTAATTCACATATTTCTTTATGAGTTAATCTTTTTGTTTCTTTAGGTCTTTTACCTCGTATAATTCCATCACTATTTTCATAATAAATTTCAAGACTGTTAGAATCATATTCTCTTTTTGACCAATCTCCATCACTATCTTCATAATAAATTAGATTGTTATTAGAATCATATTCTCTTTTTACCCAAATTCCATTACTATTTTCAAAATAAATTTCATCATTATTAGAATCATATTCGCTTTTTACCCAAAATCCATTACTATTTTCCCAATAAATTTGATTTCTGTTTTTATCAAATAGTTTCTTCGGAAATTCTTGATTTTTAAGTAATTTTTTTAAAGTCATTTTCATTCTTATCATCTTCATTCTTATTCCTCATTTAAATTTAAACGTCTCTCAAATTCATCAGTATCAAAAATATTATCCAAATCTATAAAATAGACATACGTTGTATCTTGTCCTTGAATGTATATAATAGGTTCAAGTTGTGATTTAACTATATTGATATACTTTGTTCTCGTATACGTATAACCACTAAGCCAACCCATACTATACATGAGCATACAAAGTAATATAACTCCAAGTCATGTACAGTTAAATTTATTCATTTTTTATTTACTTCTTTAATTTTAAGTATTTTTTATTGTTCTGTGTATTTTTCTTCTGAAACTTAACTTCGTGTTGTTTAGTTGGTTCATACATAACTTCACTATCATACATACGAGTTACTCTAAAGAAACCATCATCTTTTAAATTAAACTCATCACATACTACTTTAGCACTATCAAAGTTATCATCTGTAGCTACACGTCGCCACATAGTAATTGTTCTACCTAATACAAATTTTAAACTTCTTGGGTGTTCTGTTCGTTCAACAAAAAACATATATTTTCTATCTCTAATTAATAATATACAAACTTACGAAAAAGAAATTACATTTCCAAATTTATTTTTTTGATATTGCAATTCATAATATCAGATTTGACTGGTTGCCAAAACTCTTCTATACCATCAAATGTATATACGTTATATTGTGAGAATCGTGATGAATCTTTATCTACTAATCTACGTTCTCCGTGATATAGTGATGGTGACATTATCAATGCTGAAATTCTGTTGGTTTTAAATGGTTTTACCATTAAAGAATTAAATCTACTAATATCCATTATATATTTGTTATATAATCTCATTCTTTCGATACTATCTTCCATATAAGGAATTGCAAAATCTTCAAATGTATATTTATTCAAAAGATGTGATTTAGGTGAAAACTTAACAGTTCCATTACTTAAATCTGTATCTTCTAATGCTATAAATACTTTACATATATGATTTGTTGATGTAGTGTTCAAATGTAATAATTGATTGTGTATCGCTTTAGTTTCACCTAAAAACGTATTCATAGTATGAAATGGTTTAGGTTTCTTAGCGAATAAATACTCTATTGTATTTAATATAGTTGTATTATACAATAATTCTTCTGATAAAGAATTAGTCTTAAAATAATCATAAACTGTATTTTTATAACCATATGAATAATATGGAGATTCTAAGTTTACATCACCAGTTATTATTGACTTTTGTAATTGAGATTCAAATTCATCAATGAATAATTGATCTATATCCAAATCAATTTTTAGAAATCCAAATCTATGAAAAAATAATATATCTTTTAAATGGTTCTTATCAAATTCATTTCTAATAGGATATAGATACATTGGTAGATTTGGCATTTCCGACATAGGCAATGGGAAATCTATCATATAGAGTTATAAAGGTTATTCTGTTTAACTTGTTTATCTAAATCTTTAATATGTATAAGTTCATAACCAGAATCGCTTGGTAATTTTGAATATTTATCAAATCCAACTATAGTTTCGTGAACTGCACCTTGCCATTTAATTTTATCTGTATTCTTATATAATCTAGCTTGGTAATCTGGATAATTTATATATCCATTCAAATCTATCTGCCATCTCATTTTTTTAATATAATCTTCTGTTATACCATTAACTATATTAATTCTTGGTAAATAGAATAAATCTATATCTGAGTATTGAGTTAAAAAATCCTTTATAATATCAGGAAAATACTCATTTATATATTCATCTGAATCTATATTAAATATATAATCACCAGAACATTTAGAATTTAAAAAATTCTTTTGGTGTGCAAAATCTCTATTTAAAGGATTTTCATATACTTTGATTTGATCTGATGTTGATGTATATTCAAAACATAAATCTATAATATCACGTGTAGTATTACCTTGATCTTGTACTATGACTATTTCATCATTAGATTGTATAGATTTTAATAATAAATCAACTAAAAACTTAAATTCTTTATATTCATTACATACTAAAATTGCGTATGATATTTTCATATTATTTCTTTTTCTTTATATTTTTCATTTTATCAGAATATAGGAAATCTGACTGTTTCTTTATATAATCTCTATCATCTTGGTATTGTTCCATCATACTATTAATTGTATCATCATCCGTTCTACCAGAACGCATAGAGTTTATTATTTCGTCCTTTAATTCCATAGAAGTCTTCATTCTATGTGTTATATCGGCTTTAACATATTCTTCTTTTGTTTCTGGAATACCATTATAATCAATACCTTTAAATTTATGAGCTTGTAAATAATCTCTCTGTGCTTGGCTCATCTCTACATATTGATCTATAGTTATAGTATTTGGATTACCTGGATCAACACCCAATCCATATAAAAATCTATATTGTATTTCTTCTGGAAAATTATAATCTATCAATTGATAATAATTAAAATTCTTTATTATCATCCGTCTATATGCTTTAGGCTTCTTATCAGTAACATATTCACGTATAACACCATCATAATAACGTCTAGATGATAAATCCATTTTTAATTTTGGTATATCAAGTATAGTGTGCTTCTGCTCATAATATATATATTTCAATCCATATTTGTCTGCTATATCATCAAATGAACTTACATCAAATGCGTCTAAATTTAATGCATGGACATAACCATCATAATTCTTATTAAGAACTAATAATAAATATTCATGTGGTTGATCTAAACCCTTACGTTGATATTCTTTGCTTGATGGGGTATAGTTACCAATGATAACCATACCTTTTTCAAGTCTATTATGAACTATAGGAGTTTTACGTAAAATCCTATCACGATGTTGTAAGTTTTTAAAATGTCGTATATCTTTATATGACTTAGCCATTAGACTTTACTTTATTTAATTTAGGTAATTCTATCTTTTTCAATTTAGGTAATTCCATCTTAACTTCAGTTGGTATATCAGGAATATATCTATCTAATATCTGCTCAAACTTCACTTGCATTTTATCCAATGAGAAGTTATTTCTAATTGCATTCATACCAGATTTGGCGTTTTTAGATAATTTAAGTTCATTAGTATGTTTATAATGCAAAAACATAACTTGCTTAAAATGTTCATAATCAGGTTCAAACCAATGTGATTCTGGTATTAATACATCTTCCCAAACAGCAGATTGGTGTATTTTCTCTAATTTACCAGGTAACATATGATGGTCTTTTTTATTTAGAAAATCTAAATGTCCAGACCAACCACTTGCAATTACAGGTTTACCTATAGATGCAAATTCCAACATAGGTCTACCATAACCCTCACCCCTAGTTAGATTTACCATTGCTGATACTTTCTTGTGATTATACAATGAAACCATTTCTTTTTTGCTTAATTCACCATGTAATAAGTAAATATTTGGAATTTTACTTTTATCGGTAAATATAGATTGAATCTTGTTGATTTTTTCAACTACCATATCTCTATCTGTTATAGATAATGTTCCAACTGATGTTTTCAATATTAATGCTGGTTTAGCTCCTTCAGTATTATAGAATGTTTCTATAAATGATTTTACTAACATACCAGTATTCTTGCGATCTTGACCTAAATCACCATTTAACCAATGACCAACATATAAATATGCAAACTCTTCATCTATATTGTCTAATATATTAGCTATACTTGGTTCTACAGGAGTCTTCTTATTAATTAATTTAGTATCAACACCCTCAAATAAAACCTCACATGGTCTCATAAGTTCAAGTTGACCAGTTCGATTACCATTATTATCTTTAATTTCATATTTAGAAACTTCAAATACATCTTTGCTATGTTTAGATGGAACTATAACTAAATCCATTTGATTACAACCCTCAATCCACTTAGCAGATGATAGGTTTGTTTCTATTCCAGCTGTAATACCAATATTGTATTTTCCTAACCTTTTAAATAATGATGGAACTGTAACCTGCATAAATATATCAGGTGCTTCAGTAACTTTAACTGCTATTCTATCAATAATACTTATATCATCAGGATCATTAGTATCTAATGCACCCATAGGAGTTGAACCCCAACGTGTAGGTAATATTGTAATATCATATTTGTCCATATTAATCAATGATACTGCTAAATCACGTGCGTGATGTCCGTATCCTGATAGGGTATCGACTGGCCCTTCAAAATATAATTTTAATTTTGACATTTATAATTCCTTTAAGAAGTTTTCTGGTATTTCTTTTTTATCACTAAATTTTCTAACTTTATCTATTTCGGCAACTACATTATCATCCGAATCTGTTATAATCCACATAATAGTATTTTTTCCAAACTCTAACTCATATTGTAAATCAACTATTTCAAACTCGTAACGTATAGTTCCGTATGTAGTTGGGATTATATTATGAACTGATATATTATTATATACTTCTTCTGGAAATAACTCTATAAAATTAACTAAACAATTTATAGATTCTATACATGGTGCAGGAGAACCCATACAATCAAAGTTATAATGTAATTCTTTAATTCTATAAACCTTCTTAATAAGTTTATTCTTCTCTATCTTATTTTGATTGATCATATACAATTTTAGATGATTTGTTTTTAAATTGATCTATTTTAACATTCTCAAATGAAAACGTATCTACATCAGCCATATAGCCAACGAAGTCAGAATGTAATGTATCTATACATTTAATCATTCTGTTACACATATTCTTAGAAGTCATACCAGTTCTAACATCTAAACAATATTCTCTGGCTAATCGACCACGTCTATCACGTTCTTCTTTACCCATATCATATACTTTCTTTAGTGCATCAGCTACATCATTAGTAGAACAATAATCTTCGTATATATATGGTGTTGGTGGTGATCCAACCATAGTTCTTATTTTTGGATATACTGGTAATACCCACTCACCATGTGTAGTATATTTACCATCAGCATTAGTCATCCAATCAGAGTTATAGTAACTTTCGTCAATTAACACGTCGTTTTCATCTCTAAAGCCCATTTGATCTTGTAGCCCACCAGTAACATTTCCAATTATCATAGTACCAGCCATCATAGACTCGTGACTACTCAAACCCCAACCCTCAGCAAATGATATATTTAATGTTACATCTGATATATTATATAATCGGTTCATAGTTTTAGTATCTACTTTCTTAGGTGAAAATGCAACTTTATAATCAGGACATAATGCCTCAATTACAGCTGGTAGATCAGTACCATTATTATCAATTGGATCTGTATGTAATATCAATACACATTTATCAGCTTTATCTTTTGGTAACATATCACAGAACATCTTATAAGCTAATATAACATCGGATGGTCTTTTTCTTCTTATATTTCTATTAGACCAAAACACAGTAAATTCAGCATTTGTTCGTTGTATATGGTCATTCTTAAACTTTAAAAATTCTTCATCATCTTCCTCAATAGGAAAATAATAATCTTCATTTATACCATGTGGTATATAGGATAAATACCTATTATAATCTATCATCGTTAACCTTATTATTTATGATCTATTGTTCTAAATTGCTCATCTCTAAGTACATCTTGATTTAAGGCATATGTTTGTTTTGATATACCAATTAATAAATCACATGACTTATACGCACTTTTATTCCACATTGGAGATGGTGAATCATCCCAAATATTATAATATATTAATGGGATACCTTTTGATCTTATCTCATGTTCCATCATATATAACCAACCCCATTGTCTAGGATCCGTAAAGTGAAATATCATATCTGGTTTCTCATATGTCATAACTTCTAATAGAATATCTCTATTGCCATATCCATTATTACAATATATATTAAAATATGAATCTTCAACTCCTGTTTCCTTTTCAATAGAATCACTAAGTAATATTTTTTTACCTTTCTCTGGGTGATTTAACCCAGCTCCAATCTGTGACCAATTATAACGATGAATAGTTCCTAAAACTATCTCTTTACTTTGAGTTGCAACACCACTAAAATACCTAACATCATCAGATAATAATAATATCTTCTTACGCTTATCAGGTGCTAATACTTCGGTTCCATTTCTATCATCACCAACTTTAAATCTTATATGATCCTTGTTGGTTGGTTGTATAGGCTTTAACTTTGGTAATTCTACCATTAGTTACCTCTTGATTTTCTTGTAGTTGTTTTAGAAGTCTTTTTAGATTCAGATTTGATAGTTTCTTCGGTTTTCAAATCTAATTCATCTTGAATACCTTGTTCGATTTCTTCTTCTAATTCAGCTTGGATGTATTCTTCCAATGAATCAGTTGTAATAGTAGCTTCCTCTTGAATAGGAGTTTCAACTTTAACTTCTTCTACTATCTCTATCGTTTCTGGTTCAACTCTTACTGGTGGAGTTGATTTTATAGCTCTATGTGCCATGCTCAGTTTCCTGTTTAAATTAAAAAATTCAAAGATAAATATAAACTAATTTTACAAGAATTAACTTCGGTTGGTTTTTGTGCAATATTCATCTGTATTATAAGGACAATAATTGCAATTAAAATTATTACGTCCAGTTTTTTTATCGAATGTCTTATCATATAAATAACTTCCATTACCGTCGAATCCACCTTCCAAGAAATCAGTTATTATCTTTTTAGATTTATTGATTGTTACATTTCCATGTGGAACATCAACCTTTTGTATATAACTAACTTTAACTGGAAAATCAACTGTCTCTGGATCTAATACCTTTCGTTTCAAAACATAAAAAACTGTTTTTATTTGTTCTAATGGTATATTCATTATATGAGAAAAGAATGTTCTATATAATATTAATTGGGTTCTAATCACATCATCTTTCTTTTTATAGTCATTCCAAGATTTAGTAGCTGTCTTTAAATCTATTATTAGATATTCTTTTGTTTTCTTATCTTGTAGGACAATATCTAGTTTTTGTAATATAGCAACACCATAATCCTCTAATAGAGTATATATTGGAAATTCTATAGCAAATAACTTATATGTTTTTGTAGAAAAATACTTTAGTCTATTGGTTTTTAACCAATCTAATATTCTCACACCATCATTATAGAATTCAGCCATATCATCACGTGATATATCCATATCAACTTTTTCATTAATATCATTCTCTTGATATATCTCAACCATATAATGATGTAATAACTCGTTAAGATTTATAGCATCAGCTTCTTTAACCGATACATTAAATATATAATGTAAATACATCTGTATTGTCTGGTGCATTGCAGTACCAAATAACAGATGTATATTATATTTATCTATTCTATTCTTATCAATATATCTAAGTTTCCATTTATTAGGACAAGCAGTATACATCTGTATCTGACTGAATGATATTAATGGTGTGTCCTTTAGAAGTATTGGTTCTGGTTTATATGTTATATCATCGAACTTTGGTAGTGTTTTTATAAAACTCATATGCTAAATCAAATGTTTTAAATTGTTTAAATTTAATAATAATATCTCGGTCGTATATATCAATTACCCACATCTTAGTTGATGATGAGTATATAGGGAATTTGTATCTTATTCGTCTATCCATTCTTTAACCAATTGTTTAGCTTTTGTTTCTAATCCTATATAATCACTATCGTTAAGTATGATATGGTCAAATTCAGAGTAACTTCTATCTAAATCCACTTCTGATTGGTGTTGGTCATCTGGTATAGAATAACCTTCATAACTAGCATCAATACGTACTACGATACCACCTAATCTCTTAATTGCATCAAGCTCACCCTTAAATCTAACATCAGTTATTATCCAATTACTATGATCATTATAAGTTGACATTAAAGATTTAATCCAAATATCATTATCGAAGTTATCTCTCAAACTTTCAGTTCCTAATATCTGTAACATTTGACGAACACTCATACCCCAATCTTCTAAGTAATAAGGTTTGTAGTTATCATCAAAAAAATAATATTCTGGTAATCCAGTTATAATACCACATATTCGTTTTAAATTATTAGCAAATGATTTAGTTTCATACTTTTCATATAAACTACGCTGTAGTATTTTAGCAAACGTATCCTTTCCAGATCGTTTCTTACCTGATATACCTATTAATTTGTTCATATAGTTCCTATTTTTTTAATTATTTTTTTATATTCTTTATTATCTAAATTTGATTCCGATATAATATGAATTAACTCGTCTTTTCCATCCTGTATATCAATTAACATATTATAATATGAAAGTGCAATTCTACCATTACAATTATAATAATTCATTATAGATTTTATTATAATATCAATATCTTTATCAGATTTGGTATTAGATTTTATAAGTTTATTATATCCTAATTTACGTGGTAATACAAGTTGCATTAGTTTATACTGTTGTTCTGTATCAAGATATAGATTAGATACTATCTGTAGTGTATTGATAGTATCTAAATATTCAATATCCATTGATATTAATCTATTAACAATATAAAATGGAAACGTAGCCATTTCATGACTATCTATATCATCAAAGTTAGTTTTATAAGTTGTTAGATGTTTTATCGCTGTGTTTATATCCATATTACAGTTTAGGCATTAACTCTTCAAGTATTTCACCACATTTAGAGCAACAGAATACATCTATTGGGATGAACTGATCTGTTGGTTGTCCTGTTAATATAGCGGACGCTCTACGTATAATCATTTTAGTTTCAAATACATCATAATCACATGATTTACAATGTACTTCTGTTGTCTTAGTTATATCTAATCTTGGTTGTTGCATTTGCTGATTGTTAGCTCCTACTAAATCCATATTATCCTTTTGTTAAAATTGATGAGAACATACTCATTATATTTATTTCTTTATCTAAAGAGAAATAATCTTGATATTGATATTGACCTATCAATATTATATTTGACATCATATCACCTGGTAGTGATTCGATGTTAGTTGATATATATTTGTATATATCATTAAAATTAGTTATTCTTTCGTCAGCTATAAATTGACGAATAGATTTTATTTTTTCAGTATTAGACTTTGTAGACTTCATAATTGTTAATAATATATTAAGTTCATCTTTAGTCTTTTTATTCTTATTATTAAGTTTATATTCTCCAGATATACATTTACTCTGTAACTCATTATACATAGATCTCATATCTGGATATGAATTATTAATTATATCAACTATACCATTAATTATATCTGGATTTTCAGAATCGTATTTTATTGATTCATTATCCATAACATACATTAATCTAGCCATTATATCTTCTTTTGGAGTATCAACAATATCATATAATTTACATCTTGATTTTATAGATGGTAATATTCTATCCGAATAATTACAAGTTAATAAAAATCTAGAACTATCACTATATGTTTCTATTATATAGTTTAATGATTCTTGTTGTTTAATTGGTACTCTATGAAACTCTTCAAGTAATATTATTTTTAAGTCTTTCTCTGGAACAGATTGACAGAAAGGTAATATTTGGTTTCTTATAGCATCCATATTCATACTTTCATTTGTACTAATAATTAAACTTTCGGCATCCAACTCATTTATTAACATTTTTGCTAATGCGGTCTTACCGATACCAGGTGTACCACATAATAACATATGTGGTATATCCTTGTGTTCAATCATATCACTTATATCTTGCTTGAAGTCATCAGAACAAACATAATCATTTATTGTGCGTGGTCTATACTTTTCAGCCCATATTTTTGTGTTATCTCTAAATATCATTTATCTTCTAATATAATTGGTGTATATAAAGTTCTACCACGTTTACTATCAATAACAAATAGATTTTGTGATGGTGGTTCATACTCAGCCTTGATACTTACTGCGTATGGGTTATACCCTATCAAACAACCATTTAATATAAATCCCTTACCAATTAATGATTGGTGGAAGTGACCGAATACATCTAAATCGGCTCTAATAGATCTATTCCAAGCTGCAATAGCTTTGTTAATTGGAATAGTTGGTCCACCAACACCACCACCATATCTCATAAAGTGTCCATGATGAAAACGTGTTATAGTTCCATATATATCTAATATAGTATGATAACTTCGTTGTGCGTGGAATGTAACCATCTTATTAGATTTATAATGTTGTTCTAATACATAATACATATATTGTTCTAATGAATGCCCCAATTCAGTTGATATTCTTTGTTGTTTAGTCATTCTACCATGATTACCAGTAGAAGATACAATCTCAATAGGCAATCCAGTATTAGCAAGTATATAGTCTATAGCACCTGCAATTCTATTTTGTACTTCTATTATAGCTTCGGTTGGCATTAATGAATTTGATTCCATTAAATCATCATGAATATCACCAGTTATAAAGTCACCACCTAAATGGATAATTATTTTTTTGGTTTTATAAGGAACCTTAATCATATCAACCATTCTACCTGTATCATGCATAAGACAATTAATACGTTTCTCTGCTATACCAAGATTAAACTCATTTAATCCATTTACAGAATGATAATGTACTGTTTCTTCTATGTGCCAATCAGACCATTGCAATACAATTGCTGATTCACTACCCTTTATAATATTAGGAGTTGATTTGATTATTTTAGGTGTAAAGTTGTTAGATAGAGTATCTACCATTTTAGATTCAACTTTTAATTCTTCAATTTCACTTAATGCACGTTTATACTTTTCATTTAATAGTTTATTCTCTCTATCTTTATTTCTAAGTTTTATATCTACACCAGTATCAATTACAACCGTAGTGTTATCTTGTATACCTTCATCGATTTCATAATCGTTAAATATATCATCTAACTCTAACTCTGAATCATCAATATCAATGATCTTGTTATTAATACACCAATTCTTAACTACTGTATAGGAAAGCCCATATTTAGTAGCTACTGATTGTATATCATTTGACTGTTGAGCTTCAGATATAACTTTGTTTTTAAATTTATCGGAATAATCACTAACTAGTTTGGGTCTATCTAAAAAACCCAAATCACATCTGGTTTCCCAATTTGGTATTGTGTGATCACCACCAATACCATATTTCTGTTTTAGTTCTTTATAACTTGCACCTGCACGTCTTTCAGCAACTATCCGTTTCTTAGCTTTATTAGAATATTTCTTAGCCATTAAAATGCCTTTTGTTTATTTATTAATTTTTAAAGGTGTCAATACATATTTTGCGTGTATATCAGAGTTTTCAAAATCAAAGAATAATGCTGACATAGGAATATCATTTGATTGTGTTGCAATTGCATAATCTAAAATTACATCATCTGTTATTGATTTTCCCTGTTCCAATATCTTTAATAGATATATAGGGTCATAAACATCAACATGATTATTCTTCTTTGGTACATTTGTATCTATAAATTCACAATCTAATCTCAACTCTACATTACCAGATAGATTTTCACCTTCAAATTTCAGAATATTATATTCATCTCCATCTGAATTTGCAATTCTAACCGAAGTTGGCTTGAATATAGATATTAATTTAGAGTATGAATTAATAAAGTCATTGTTTAAATGACATGTTAATGTTGGAACTGGAATATTAACAATATCTCTAACGTCTTCATATTCTGAATTGCATCTAAATGATATTTTTCTTTTTGTGTCATTAGCATGTAAATATAATGGAATCCCATTATGATTGCCTTCAACCTTAAAGTTTATATCATCTTCCATTATAGATAGAGTTTTCTTCAATTCATCTGCATTTTTTAAAATAACACCACCAGTCTCACCATTTATAAATGGATGTTTGAATATAGTTGTAGTTTTAAACTGTGTATGTGTTGGTGGTTGCATAGTAACTTTAACTCTGCTATCATCGTAATTCAACTTAAATGATAAATGTTGTTCATTTATCTTACCTAATAAAAAGGTATCTATGTATTTGACAAATACATCTCTCTTAACTGACATCATCCCTCCAAGGGTTAATAAAAATTTGATAAATTATATTCTTCTTCTTTTCTTTTTCTGTTTTCTTTATTACGTCAATTTCTTTTGGTTCAACTTTCTTATTTACAAATAACTCATGTTTGGATATTCTATCTTTGGTAGTATTAAAAGATTTTTCTTCTAATTCTATACCAATAAAATTTCTATTTAGATTAGCACATACTATACCAGTTGTACCAATACCATAAGGTGGGTCGGTAACTACTGCATCAACTGAATTATCATTTAAAACCTTTAAAACTTTAAGACTATCGCCTTGTAACAATGTGTGTGTATTACTCATTAATTTCCATTATTACCTATATTATATTACAAACTTACGAAAAAGAAATTACATTACCAAATTTTAATAAAAATCATTACAATTTACATTATCAGTTGGTAATCTCCAATTAGCCGTATCATATATAGCTGATAGCTTATTACTTAACTCACTATCGTATATCTTCTCTATATTAATATATGTTTTTATAAACTCCATAATCTTAGGGTATGGTGTCTCCATAGGATAACCAATAATACTAAGGTTAAATGGATTATGTTTTAAATATACATATTTAATCTTATCACCTTGTTTTATAGCTTGATACTTAAAATCAGCATCGAAGAACTTCAATAATCTATTATACCCCAAAGCAGCCTTAACTGGTGCAGTAGCACCTTTTTGAAACACATATATAGTTTTGTCCAACTCTGGATCATCATATTGATCTAACGTCTTAACAGATGATATTTTCGATATATATTCTAGATCATCAGCAGTTATAGAGTTCATCAAATCAATTATTAGTTTATCACATTTAGGTTTATCATTTTCAATTAACATTATATTCAATAACGTAGATAAATGGTCTTGGAATTTAACTGGAAATGAAGATCTAACAACTTCAATACCTTTAAAGTCAATTGGATTGGCTAAATCACGTTTTCCCTCACTATCAACTACATATTGTGCATATCTCTTCTTACCTAACCATAAACCACGTCTAGTTATTTTCTCACGGTTAAACTTCAATCTATTATTATTAGAATGTAATGCTGATTTTGAGAATATCTCTAATGAATCATTTATAGAATTACAATAATCTTCTGCTATATCTGATAATTTATCTAAGTCTTCTTCTTTGTATTCTGATGGGTGAAATGGTAGATAACTTGAATCGGTATCATTATAGATAATAACATCATCAAATGGTAAGTCGTGTTTTACAGAGTATAGTTTGTTGAATACATACGATGCATATTTAATAATATCTCTACCAGTAGATGTTACTGCACTTGCATTCTCCAAGTCATAAAATCTAAATGTTTCTAATCCTAACACACCATATATAGAGTTTAATAGGATTTTTTGTACTAATTGTAATTTATCATAATATCGTTCCATATCATAATCACCGTCTTTTCTACAAGACTTCATCTTATCTTTATAATCTAAACGTTTATCAAACCAATCAGATAATATTTCTGGTATTAGACCTATTTTATCAGTAGAATACATCATACCATTAGAAGCTATAGTATATTTATTTTCTAATATAAACTCTATAAATTCATCTTTAGTAACTTCAAATACTTCTTTATTTAGATTTTCAAGTCTAAGTATAGTATCATCATTTATATAACCAAAGTCATAATTAATCTTATCAAAATCAACATCACCATCAACAAAGCGTGATATATACTTCATCAGATTGACTTCTTCCCAATTCAATATCTTACCTGCTTTAGTTTCAGGAGATATATTCAACGTTATAATGATAGATGGGTATAATGACTGTAAATCTATAGAGAATAACCATTCATATATATTAGTCTCTGGTAATCTAACGTATGCACCCTCAAATGCTAATTTTATTTCTACGTTCTCTTTGAATGGTTTGGTTATATGTTTATTTAGATAAAATACACCATCTTCATAGTTATGATATTCATATACATCTGCTTTCTTAACTCTAAATACCTTTAATAAGCCATTAGTTGGTATTCTATGTCTTACAGCATCACAATCTACATGTAACTCATTAAGTCCTATTGTATGAGCTTTATTAGATGTTATATTCATACGTGGTTTCTTATTAGGTGCTATTATGGATTTTCTATCCATATAACTCATAATAGCACCTTCGATAACAGATGATGAATGTTTGAATTGTTGATATGGTATATGTGATATATGACATATTCTACGTGTCAACTCCACAAAGTCCAACTTAGCATCTAACTCTTTTATTAACTTAACATCGACTAAGTTATACTCTATGAATTTTTCAATGTCTTCTCTGAATAACGTATCTAAACTACCCTCATAATCTATCTTACCATGACCTAATTCATGTTTAGATACATAGTCTAGTTTATAACTTGGTAACTCTGAATAGTTATAGTTCTTATATACAATCATATAGTCTAATGACGCTAAACCTGCTATATCAACATACTTATTTCTTTCGCTATATTTAACTATACCTATAGGACTTAATTTCTTTACCCAATTATACCCTAATATATTTTTAATTCTAAAATATAGGTATCTAATATCAAAGTTATCACTGTTCCAACCTAATATTATATGTGGGCTTATTTCAGACATTTTATTTATAAACGCCTTTAATAGATTAACATCATTATTATAAGATGTAACAATTACATTAGCTTCTTTATCATACGAATGTTTATGTTCTGACACTACAAATACATAATATATATCTGATGTCTGGTCGTACAACGCAATTGACGTTATATAATTATTGGCTTCTTCCGTTATCAACTGACCAGATACCATTTCAACCTCTATATCGACAATAACTGTCTTTATATTAGTTGATACATCATCACTAAAATTATACAATTTAATTAATTGGTCTATATCAGGTGATAGATCCACTTGTAGATAATCATCCGAATTTCCATTGTAAGTTTTGGATGTTACAACTGGATGATCACTAAACAGATATTTCAATTCTGTTTCTTCTTTTGGATCCTTAGCTAATCTAAAAAATTCGGAATCACGTTCAAAAGATACATATCCTTCAGTGTCATCCCATAAATGATATAGATTTTCCTTTCTATCAAAGTATATAGATTGGTACATTTATTGTATTTGTATTTGTATTGAATGTCATATATGATATGACTTAAAAACTAAAAAAACTAAAAATTAAGATCCAGTAGAACCAAATCCACCATCACCACGTTCGCTATTAGATAATTCATCTACTTCGATTAAATTAATATCTTCTAACTTCTCAATTATCAATTGAGCTACTCTATCACCAACACCATATACATCGTATGGTGGGTAGGCATTTGTGTATTTAAACATTACGAATATCTCACCTGTATAACCACAATCTATTATACCAGTTGAATTAGCTAACATCAAATCAGTCTTTGATATTGAACTTCTTGGATATATTTTACCAACATAACCTTCTGGTATTTCAATTGACAACCCAGTACCACATTTAATACCTATATTAGTATCAATTACTGATGTTGCAACCATATCAAACCCAGCATCTGTTTTATGTGCTTTGGTTGGTATTTGTGCGTATTCATTTAATCGTTTAAATTTAACATTTAACATTTGAACCTTAGAATTAAATTAAAAATCAAGAATCACTACTATATATTAATAGTGATTCCGTTACTTTTTCTCCACATGGAAGATAAGCTAAAACTACTTAACTGAAAAATTAACATCATGTTTTTTCATTTGGTCTATTTTGACTGGAGTTAAATATTGAACTATTGCTCCAACAACAAGCTCTGTTTCTGGATCAACTATAAAATTTATAGTCTTGTTATCAGATTCGTCCTTAACTGACACTGTAAGTTTGATGCCATTTATAGCACCTAACAATTCATAAATAATTTCCATTATTACCTTTTATTTAAAATGGGTAGTGGATTAAAATACTACCCATTATTTTATTTACATTGTAAATTTATAAACTGATGTTGTACCATCAAATTCAATTATAATCATAAAATACATACCACTATTATAACCTGATATGTCTATAGTTGGTTGTACAGAGTTACCACTAACTTCATATACGACCTGTCCTATATAATTAGCTATATATAGATGTGATACTGTTCTTGGATTATCAATAGTAATTATACCATTGCTAATAGAACTATATACACTTATATCTTGAATATTATTTTTATCTTCTATTTCAACACTTAAAGGTATATCCTTAATTAAAGTAACCAATATATTAACTGTATCTGGCTTAACGCTCTTTAAGCTATCAATAACAATAGCCATATCATCAATTACTTTATATAAACTATCTTCTTTACATTCATCTATAATAGTAACTAAACCAGTTTCAACATTCAATTCCGTATATACATCATCAGTAACAAATTTGAACTTTAACGTTGAATCCATTGGATTAACTGTATATTTGTAATTAGTTTGTAATTGCCAATTAGTATTTATTTTGGTAAATGTTTCTGATGAATTACGCTGAACATATACATATACATATCTAAAGTTAGTAGAATACGCCCAAGCAAACTCTATAACATCAGTAACTTTATATATACTTCCGATTGGACCAACTTCAAACCACTTGTATTGACTTTTGATTGTAACTTCATTTAACTTATAGCCCCACTCAGTATAAAACTCTAATAATATAGTTTCATCTATACCAATTGAAGTTGTATATTCATATACAGATTGGTTATAAGGTATAATACCATACTCAACACCATCTTTATAAACTACTATATGCGTATATTCTGATATTCTATTTGAGTTAATTAATAATTGTACTTTCTGACCATCTTTATAAGTTGATAGTTCAACTTCATTCTTATTGATTACATATAACTCTGCATTTACAAACGTAGCATTTTGTGTCTTTGCTATTGCATAATTAATACCGTCATAAGCAAGTCTAAATTTAACATCTTGCATAGCAAATTCATTATGAACTGCTATAGTTTTAGATGCTACATCAACATCACCCAATCCAGTCCATGTACCTGATGCTAATTTATATTGTAGTTCTAATCTACTTGGAACTGTACTAATATCAATATCCCAAGTTAAATAGAATATATCATCATACCAAATAGTATCTATGTTATTGAATGTACCTGATGCATAAATGACATTTATATCTACATCTGTAACGTCAGTTGGTAATATTGAGAATGTTCCAGAATTTCTATTTCCTGTGTGTATTCCAAGTTTACCATTTGAAATTAATCTATCGGGTATATATTCTACCGATATAGTATTTGAGTTTCCCCAACCAAATGTATTAGATATTTTAGTCCATGTATTAGATGCTACATCTAACTCAGAAATATAAAAATCTGTTGGTGTGTTTGTTTCAATTACTTCTAATTGATATTCAACATCATAAAAATATTCCGATTTATTCGCTGTTTGTTGCTCGAACGTTTGTTCTGCATTTACATTGGTAGCGATTACCAGTAATAATGATAATATTAATTTGTTTATCATAACTAACCTAAAAATTTAACAACTATAAATAAATATAAGTTAAAATTTTAATTCCTTTAAATAAAGCCGAGTTTTAAGTCGGCTAATTTATAATTAATCTTTCTTAATATTAAAAAACCTAAGTTTCCACCTTTTATTTTCGTATTGTGCTCCATAAATACCAAAAAGATATTCATCTGCATTCATCATAATCGCCATTTACACCATCCTAATATTCATCAATAGATTTCATAGCCGCCTTTGTCTTATAGTTCTATTTTCAATTTCTTCTAAAAACTCATCTGGTAATCTAGGAATTTCAGACCAATATAAAATATCTTGTCCGAAGTATGTGGATGGTCCAAAAGTCTTCCAGTTGTAATCCCTCTTGTTATTACTTTCATTTTTAGCTTTATTCCGCCACATAATAACTGACCTATGATACATATCTTCAGGATACTCCCAATTATCTCCGTGATACCATCCAATAACACATTTACCAAATTCTGGTAAACTGTCAGATGTACGATTCCATTTAAACTCACGTGTTTTTTGACTAAACATTTAGTCTCCTGTAATTAATTAATATTAAATACTACATGTATTTATTTATTTTACAAACTTACAAAAAAGAAATTACTATTCCAAATTATTTATTTCCATAGTATCATATTTTAATTTTACATTGATACCTGAACCACCAGTAAAATAATCACTAATATCAAAATCATGATCAGACATAATAATATATACTATATCTAATATAACGTATTTACGATATACAATAGTTTCATACACAACACCTACCTAATTTAGACGTGTTACAGTTATATCATGTACATTTCTATCAGTACCAAATGTGTTTATTAAGAACACATCAACATTATCCTCTATAGAATTATATAAGTTAACTTCTAACGTTTTATCCTTTACTGACGTTAGAGCAACTCTACATATATCATATTCTGGTATTTCATTATACCATTTAGTCACTACACAGCTCAAATCTTTATCTTTGAATATTCCAAACATAATCTTATACCCACTTATTAATTATAAAATAAAATCTTTTTTTGAATCATCGAAATTCTCATCAGTTGCGAAAGTTATAGATTGTCTTTCTGATAACTTGCTATATATTGATGACACTGTTGTCTTCTTACTTTTTAATAAAACATCATCTTCTATTTTTAATTTGTCCATTAACACCTTAACATTTTTAGATGTAACATAACCAAATTTAAAATTACCTATCAATCTACCTTCTCTTAGAATAGCTTTATCTATATCAAATTTATCAGTATTAAATGTTAATATCATTTGTATCTTCAAAGCACTATTTAATATACCATCAGTTGAGTTTAATAGATTGGATATACCATTTGATACATTACCATTATCTCTACTTAATAATATCGATTCTGCCTCTTCGACGATTAATAATATATTCTCCTTTACGTCCTTATTCTGAGCTGATAGCTCAGTTAGAAAGCCAATAAACGAAGGATCAGTTAAGTTATTAATCATATTAGGCTGTACAAATATAACACATTTATTATCTAATCTACGTAACATATGCTTTATACAATAAGACTTACCAGAACCAGGTACACCGTGAAATAACACGATTCCTTTAGTTGATGTTCTTATATTAGAAACTAAACTTTCATATCTATCTTCAAACCCATCACCATAATGAATATCCAAATCTTCAAATTTATCATTTATATAATCTAATTTTATAGATTTCAATGTAAATCCAGAATGTGTTGTGCTTATTAAATTAACATATTCAGTCTTATTGATAATATCATTATATGATATAGTTGCTTTGGAAAAATACCCTATTATAGAATTATATACATCTATAGAATCTTGTATTTTATCTGCACCATAAGGATTTATATCTAAAGTAATTGAACCTATATAAGAATCATTTAATGTTTCTGAATCGTAATCATCATCGTAATATATATCATCGTCATCTGTATCAACTTGATATTTAGTATCATCATTTAAACCCATTATATTAATTGTTAATATACAAGGCAAACCATTTAATGTATACTTAAAGTCTAAATATAAATCTCTATTTATTTTACCACGCATCCCTATCAATGAGAAACCAAGTGATAATATTTCATCTAATACAGAATCGTCGTATTTGTGAACTACTCGTTTTTTACTTTTAAAACTATTATTTAAAATGGAAGTTATATCAATTGTTATTGGTGTATTAAGACCACCAGAAGTTATGAACCTACGTTTTATCAATGTAGAATTAGAGTTAGTATCATAATCCAACGTAACAATAGCATTAGCATCGTCATCACGTGACAATTTATTAGTTATATCTATTTTTGATATTAATTTAAGAATACTCTTATACATTCTATTAGTTAATATATTATTATGTATTGTATTAGAGTTTATTTTTTCTATACTACTATTAGTTCCATTTGATATTAACATCGATCACCTTATTATTAATTAAAAATAATAGAGAGTGTTTCCACTCTCATTAAATCACCCACATTTACTAGAGCCACAATCTAAACAAGTAAGACACCCATCCTGATATGCTAAATTTGTGGATTTGCATTCGGAACATTCATGCCCAGTTACAACTTCCAAATCATTTATATATCGTTTAAGTATACGTTTAACACCTGATTTCCATGATGTTATAATATCACCATCTAAATTAAGACCATCTAATAAATCAACCACATATTTGATTGGCATACCATGCCTTAAAATAGCACTTACAATTCTACTAACATCATCGAATTCCTTAATCCCATACATTTTCAAATCAATAGTTGTAATTCTATCATCACCCTTCATATATATAAATATATATTCTGATTTACCGTTTATTTTGGTTCGTTCAATCCAACCATTAGTAACATTATTAAGATTAAAATCTATATTATCAACTGGAATGGTAAATAGTTCGTATGGCTTATCATTATATAATCCAACAAAACCAAACCATTTAGTACCATTAGATGTAAAATGAATAACATCACAATTTATTGTTTTGGGTCGTTTTGGTGCTTTAGTATCTTCAAATAAATCAATTTTAGTATCATTATTTGAAATTAAAACTCCACTACGAGATCCATCTCTATATATAGTACACCCCTTACATCCACTTTCCCAAGCAGTCAAATATATTTTATCAACTGTATCCTCATCAATATCATTTGGTAAATTAACCGTTACTGATATTGAGTGATCTACCCATTTCTGTATTTCACCTTGCATCTTAACTTTCTCCACCCAATTAACATCATTTGATGTTGCTTTATAATATGGAGACATAGATATTATAATATTAATCGTATTTTCATCTAAACCTACAAGATATTCTTTACATTGATTATAATCCCATGATTCACTTATAACATCATTAGTTATATTAGAACGTATGTCATTCTGATTGTAAAAGAACCAATCTATGAATTTATGGTGAAATACATTAAATTCCATCCATTTATCACCTAATTCATCTACAAAATCAACACGTGTATTTCTATCAGTTGGATTTATTTTTCTTCGTCTTCTATATGAAACTAAAAACACAGGTTCAACCCCAGATGAAGTCTGTGTCATCATTGATACAGTTCCAGTTGGAGCAATAGTTAGTAACCCAATATTACGTCTTCCATATTTCAATAAGTCATCTTTTATAGATGGGTCAGATTCTAATATCCTATTTATAAATGGATTGTCTTTCTCTATATCCCAATCCCATATTGGAAAATTACCTCTATCTTTTGCTAATTGAACTGATTCCCTGAATACATTTATAGCATAACGTTTATGAACTTCTACTGAAAATTCAGTAGCAGGTGGAGTTCCATATATTAATCCCATAGCAGCTAACATATCACCTTCACCAGTAACACCTATACCAGTTCGCCTACCCATCTCACATTTATATTTAATTTTAGTCCATAAATCAATTTCAGTTTGCTTGGTATTAATATCTTCAGGGTCTAAATTTATTTTTTCTAATATAGAATCAATTTTTTCTAATTCCAAATCAACTATATTATCCATTATTCTCATAATATATTTAGAATGTTCATCGAATAATTCCCAATCAAATTCAGCGTGTTTTGTAAATGGATTTTTAACGTAACTATATAAATTTAAAGCAGTTAATCTACAACTATCATATGGAGGTAAAACAATTTCACCACATTGGGCAGTGAATACACCTATCATATTATTATGTCCAATTGAATTTTCTTTTATATCAGTTATAAATGCCAATGTATGATTATCATCAACAGTTATATTATATACATCTTCATAACCATATATCTCTACAGATTTTACTTTGTGGTTATAATCAATGGATTTATATTTTAATTCTTTATATGTTTTAAATGGTGAATTAGGTCCAAATCTAAATGGAATATTATTTGTTTTACATCGTTCCTCCCACTCTACTTTGAGTGGGGTTCTATCCAATTCAAATTTCAAATCAGAATATATCTTAATTTGTAAGTCTTTATGTTTAATTTTAGTATCACTTGCTTGTCTACGAAGACCATTTAAATTAGAGTTATCTGGTTTAGACCATGAATTCAAAGTAGAACATTTACGTGAACAAAATGTAGACTCTTTTGCATCATACGTAGTGTGGAATTCAGAGTTGCAATTTTCACATTTTTTATTAATGTAAACCTTACCTGTATCTATAAATACATCCAAATTCAAATCCATACCTTTATGTAATGTTTTAACTACTCTAGGATCAACATCATTATATTCACCAAATCCAAGTTTATTTGCTGCCCACACTGATAAATCGTTTAAATCATACCCTAAAGTATCAACTCTCCATTTTGATAATGACTGTGGTATACCTTTCGATTTAGCAAATGTTGACCATTCCTTATAAGAAAATCTTCTTCTGAGTGTACTCGTTAAATCCAACGCATATTCTTTAATGTCTTCATTTGTAAATCCAGAGTATTTTCCATTCTTTTCTCCTTGTGTATCATTATCAGCATGATACTTGGCATGTTCTCTGAATGTCATAATCTCTAGATTATCAGGTGAATTATTTAATCCATTATAATCTTTATGATGTACAACCAAGCCACCATTAACCCAACCATTAACCTTATTTGCATTGTATTTTTCAGACCATAATTCTGGATTGTTATATTTAGCAATTAACTTATGCTCAAATAATTTATCAATCGTAGAATCTTTGGTATTAGTATTAATTCTATAATATGGATTAGTATTATTCTTTGATATGCGTTCTGAACGTTTAGTAAACCTCATTAAACTATCACCACATTTCAAATCCTTAGCCTCTATTTTAGTACCATCATATAATAAAAATTTATGATTTGTAGTTGTCTTAATAGATGAGCCATCATCAAGTGTTATTTTTAGAATTTGTCTATCATTAACAGTTAGTCTTGGATTCCTACCCATTTTAATATCTACTTTCCCAGTGATTGGATCTACACTATAAACAGGAACATCTTCTCCAATCTCAGCTAATTCTCGTATAGGAACACTATTTCTACCATCTGCAACCGCAACTAATGTATCCCCAGTCACACATGGATTTGTACTTACATCTCCAAAACCATATTCTTTATAACAATTACCAATTGATTCAGATAACATTTTATCCCAAAACATTACTCCTGGTTCTGCACTATTCCAAGCATTATGAATTATTTTAGACCATATATCCCTTGCTATTATTTTATTTCTTAATTCAGTCCCATCATTATATTTAAAAACTAAATCATAACATATTTTATTCTCTAATTCATCAAGTTTAGTCTGTTCTGAATCAGTTATATCTAATTTATCACGTAACGTTTTATATAAATCTACATCTTCTTGGTTTGTTCGTTTGACAATAAACATAAATTCATCTAACATTTTAACTGATACATTAGCACCAGTTACCTTACCACTTTCCATTTTAGCATCTATAAAATCACCTACATCTGGATGCGAAACCAAAATAGATAGCATAAGTGCACCTCTCCTACCATCTTGACCAACTTCCCTTGTAGAATTTGAATATCGTTCCATAAATGGAACTACACCTGTGGATGTTTTAGCTGAATTGTTCACAGGGCTATGTTTGGGTCTTATATGAGATAAATCATGACCAACCCCAGCTCTCCTCTTCATTAGATGTACTTGTTCTTCATCTATTTTAAGTATAGATCCATATGAATCTTCATCATTACCAATAACAAAGCAATTACTTATACTTATAGTTTGTAAATCATTTCCTATGCCAAACATAGGACTTCCTTGTGGGATTATATATTTAAATCTATCAAATAAATTGAAATAAAAAGCTGAATCCTTCGCATTTGGATATTTATTATCGATTCTAGAAATTTCATCCGATAACCTCCAATGCATATTTTCTGGATTTAACTCATAATAAATATTATCTTTATTCAATGAATATTTCGAAATCCAAGTTGTGGCTGAAATATCTTCATTGTTAAAATAGTTTTTTGTACTTTCTAATAAATCATCGTATGAATATGTATTCTGACTTATATCCATTAATTAACCTCTAAATTTTAAAATTATACTTATCGTGGATAGATAAATATAGTCAAATTTCAATAACGTGCAGAATGTTTTATTTTATCATTAAATGTAGTTCTTGCATTCCGTTTTAAGTTGTTTAATTTCGTAGTTTCATTATTAATATCAGCTTCTCCTGTTGAATTTATCAATCCATTTTCAAGAACAAAATCAAAATCTACTAAGAATTTATCCTTACCAAATCTATTTTTGATATTCCATAATCTACCTACTTCTTCTTCTTCTTCATTTCTATTCCAAGAAAATACAATATCACATATATCAATCTTACCAATATGCTCCTTAACATGGTATTCTTTGATTACATCTGATTTCATACCTTCTCTGTTTGATTGCGTCACTATAACAACAGGAATATCATAATCCGTAGCTATAGCCTTACACCCTTTATATATAGCATCCAAATTAACAGCTTCACCATTACTAGTTAGTAAATCTGGATAATCTAATATTACTATATTAGGTTTTATGTTCTTTTGAATTTTAGTTTCTATGTTGGAACGTATCATAGCTATTGTAGCTTGTCCAGGTGAATAATATGTTAAGTCAATATTACCCTTTATAGATTGAATTGTATTGATGAATTGTATTTTATTCTCATCTTCATCTGGTAATCGCATTATAGCCTCTATCTCTGAATCTTCTAATGTAGTTGTTATAATATCATATCTACGACCAACATAGTCAGTTGATAACTCTAACGTATAATGAGCAACTCTATATCCATTCATAGACGCATATTGACCTATATCACATAATAACCAAGATTTACCTCTACCAGACGCACCTATAAACATAGTTAATGAACCAGATGGTAAACCACCCTTTATTTTATCATTTACATGTTTCCAACGTGTTGGTATAGATGATAATTTGTCTTCTTTATATCTATTATGTATATCTTCTTTATAATCGACATCATCATCATTTATATTACCAGCTACCATAGCTTTACCTATGATATTGAATATCTCTTCGAATTTTTTCTCTTCTAATAAATCAGCTGATTTCCATAATGCAAGTGTCATGTTAGCATTAACACAAAATTTTAATGTATCATCTTTGATATATTGTAAGTCTGGAGCTGTATAATATTCTTTTATTGATAATATTGATTTTTTTACTTGCGTCTTAAATTGTTCATTTTCTTCTTTATTTAATTCATTGGCTAAAAATGATATATTTGGTATATTTTTATACTTCTCATAATAACCATTTATTAATTTTAATACCCATTGTAATGAATCACTATCCAAATAATTATATTTTAGTATAGGTAACACCTTCTTAGCATATGATGCATCAGTTAATATAGATGATATTATCTTCTCTTGAAATTCAAGATCATATTCTAGTTTAAGTGTTAATTCATTTTGTTCAGACATACATCTCCTTGTTCGCAATTATTATAATTACAAACTTACACAATAATATTTAAAAATGCAAATTTTATTTTTTAGATAGTATAGAATCTAATCTTACGAATGATCTATTTATCCAATTGTCGAATTGAAAGAATGATTTTGTCACTCCATCATTTATAATTAGTTCTCTAAGTTTAGTAGAGTTAAGTCGATTACTATATTTTATTTCTGTGAATAGGTTTCTTATCGTCATAACAGACTTAACATCTATTATTGGTTCCGATAAATCCATCATATCCAAGTTACGCTCAAATAAATCCAAACTATTATTCATTTTATTAAATGTTTTATCATCTAAATTAGTAGCAAATTCCTCTATTCCAACTCTATTAGGGCTTTTAAGGAATGAAAATGATTTTTTCATAGTTTCTTTTCCTATACCTTTAACTCCTTTTAAATTATCAGATATATCACCTATTATAGCTTTATAATAAACAAAGTTTTTAGGTGTACAATTGAATGTATTTATAACATGTTCTTTATTTATAAGAATCTTGGTAGTTGGATTAAAAACATTACATTTATCAGGTTCTATCAATTGATAAAAATCTTGATCTGTAGATACAATAACACATTTTTTATATTCTAACTTCGTTGCTATATATGCAATCGTATCGTCAGCTTCTATATTATCAATTGAGATTATAGTAACTGGTAAATTATATAGATAATCTATTAATCGTTTAAATTGTAGTATCATTGATTCTTCTTCATCAACACCCTCAGACGTTTCCTCTCGATTGTAGCGTTTTATTTTGCCTCTGTTAGCTTTATACCCAGAATACATCTTCTTACGTCTGTTAGAGCCACCAACACCATCAAAGACTATAACTACTCTTGATGGTGCTAAGGTTCTAATCATATATTCTAAAGATATTAAGAATCCCACATACCCACCTACATAATAACCATTATCATTTATCTGTGATGCCTTTATAAAACACGCTTTGTATCTATTGGTACCATCTAATATAAGAACATTGTCATTTAATTCAGTTGATATGTCAAGTCCGTTAGGTAATAATATATCTTTAATCGTCATCAATACCTTTCTGATATGATACGGTTTCGTCATTCTCTACATCAGGTGCAGTCTTGTTAGTATAAGCCATAATATATCTATCAGCTATCTTATCCTTTAGTTCATCTAATAGACCATTTTCACCAGTGAATATATCAGTAAAGTCTTTTTTCTGGAATCGAATCTCTTCACCAGAATTGGATTTGTAATCATAATAAGCTCCAGCCGATTTAACTATCTTATATGCTTTAGCTACTTTAAGAATAGAACCAACTTCATCAATACCAGACATAAAGTATAAATCAAATAATTCTGTTTTTTCAGGTGGACCAAGTCTATTTTTCTTAATAGAAAACTTAACATTTTTACCTATCTTTTGTTCTAAACCATATTTATCAGTTTGTTTTAAAGTTCCAATTGTCTGTAACCTAACTTTTACTGATGAATGGAAGTCGATTGCTTTACCACCACTAGTTATATACTTATCTTGTCCTGGCATAGCACCTATATTAACTCTAAGTTGGTTGGTAGCTATAAAAGTTATTACTTCTCTACCAAATACATTAGTTAGTTTACGCATAGCTTTAGATAATATAATTGGTTTTGATGTTGCATATCCCTCTTTTCCAAATCCAGATGATAACTCTTCTGGTGTGGATGCCCCCATAACACTATCAAGTATTATAACAACTGGTATATCCTTGTCTCTAGATCTTATATCAACTATAACAGTTTCTATAATATCAAAAATAGTTTCTAAATCATCTTGTTCTATATGCAACCAATTTTTATTAAAATCAATACCACATACCTTACCAAAATATTCTGGTAAGAAAGAGTGTTCTGTATCTATATAGATAGCCATCCCACCCATTGCTTGTACCGACGCTAATATATGAGCTGATAATAGAGTTTTACCTGATTGTTCTAATCCTGTAAGTTCTATTATTCTACCAGCTGGCATACCACCATATCTATTATTTGAAATTGCAAGATCAAGAATAAAATTACCAGTTGATATATAATATGGAACAGTTCCACTATCTAAGAAGTCATCTGGTAGTTTGTACGCTACATCATAACCAAGTTTTTTACTGAACTTGGTGTTGAGACTGTCAGCTAATACGGATCCAAGATCTGGCATTTCCATAATTTCTTTTTCTTTCTTCTTTGCCATATATTACTTGTTCTTATTAAATAATGCCTTAAAATTAGCATTGTCTGTTTTAGGTTTTACATCTTCAGTTTTTGGTTTTGGTTCTTCGGTTTTTTCTTTGGTTGTAACCACAACTGGTTTTATAACTGGTTTCTCAACTTCTTCGATTTCTGTTTTTGGTTCTGGTTCAGATGTTACTTCTGAGTTATCAGATGTTTCCTCAGATAGATAACAATCTAATATTCTTAATAACTCTGCTTCCGATTCATATTGAAAATTGTCTTTTAATGATGGTTGGTTCATTATTAATTCAATATCATCTTCCGTAAGTTGAGTCACTTTTTGTTTAAGTAATATAGTTGTTGTATTGTCACTATTCATTTTAACATTTAACGCATGCCCATTATCTGGATCTAAAATATCACCTAATTCATCTGGTTCAGCCAAAAATGCACAAATCTGTTTGAATGTTCCGTATGGATAAGACCATAATTTTAACTCATTACCTGCACTTGTTTCATGTAAAACAAATGAGAAATATCTAGATTTTCCCTCTAATGGTTGTAAGAAGTTCTTAACTTGTTCATCATCTAAATTATCAGCATATTGAGTTCTTAATTCAAAGAACATAGTGATAATTGGATCTGGTTCTCCAAATGTCATAGGAGATACAATTTTCTTAAAGTTACCTTGAAAATAATCTTTTAATGGAAAATGTTGTTTAACCTCTATAATTGGGTATCCATTTTCAACTGCAATTCCTATATCATTACCCTCTGTAAACGGAACTAATTTAACCGTTTGGCTTTTTTCTTTTGATGGTTTGAAGTAGCTAATTTTGTTCTTTTTAGAACCACCACCACTTAGTCTATTTCTGATCAATGCTGGATCAACATTGAATTTTAATCCTGGTGTACTCATCGTAACGCCTTTATTTTAATTTAAAAAATACAAATTTTGATAATCATTTCCAACTTTTATAGTTGTATTATAAATACAAGATATTAATTTATTTATATCATGTAATAAATCTTCACCATCATTTAAATCATAATCAAATAAGAAACTATCATATGTATATAATATTAATTTTGTATTACTATATTGTAGTCTCTTTATTATATTATTCATTATAATCGCATTATGCTCTGATTCAAATGATTGTATAAAATAATTAAATAGTTTCTTTGGTGTTGGGTTATCTATATATTCTATATAAATCTTTCGTTTAAAGAAAAATGTAGTTATATATCCATCCATAACAAAGGAAGTATATAATTGTCTAATATATTTATTCATTTTATTTGTGAACGTGTTATCTATATCATGCTCACCGTATAAAATCTTAAAATTTATTTTTTTTGATTGTTCATACTGTTCGTCAGTCAAAACATCAGTATTAAAATATTCAATTCCTAAATTATAATGTATATTGTCATTATAATCATAATCATAGCCAATTAAATCTGATATTATCTTCATATGAAATGATACATAGTCAAATTGTATTAATTTACCATTATCAAATCTAGATTTGATTTTATTACGTTCTCCGTTCTTCTTAGATATAGCCATCAAATTCATATTATCAATTACATTACTAGGTCTTCCAGCAACGTTATAATATGTCATATTAGAATATATTATATCTTCATTATACAAAATACCACTATTATTTATATGATGTATAACGTTATTAATTGTATCATGATATTCTATAAAATCATTAGTTATATCATTAAATTTTATATATGATATAGCATCAAGTATCTTATTTTCTATAATATAAATCGGAATTAAATAATAACATTCATCACCATAAAATAACTTGTCTTTTTTGAATATATCATCTATACTCAATGTATTGGCATAATTATAATATACATATGTATTTAAATCTATAAAAATATTATTTACTTCTGATTTGTATTCATATTTAATAATATATTTACATTTAAAATCTGAGATATTGAATTTAATATTATAATCTATGTGATTAACACCTATTAAATATATAGAACTATCATCTAAATTATATAAACATACAAACGCATTATCTATAAAAAAATACAATACAAATTTATCATGTAAATCGTTTATACAATTTACATATTCATCTTGACTACAAATTATCATTATCTATAAAATTGTAATAAATTACTTAAATATGATGTTATACCATTAAAATCAAGTTCTGTATTAATTAATACACGTTTATTGGTTTCATACACACCACTTTCCAATCTAACACCATTAGAATTAAATTTATCATGTTTTATACCTGATATTTTCCATTTCAATGTAGTTAATTTATGAATTACACTATAAAAATTACTTGTATTATTATTCAATATATTATAATCAGTTTCAGATATTTCAGATATTGGTGCTGATATATCGTTTCTGCGTTTCATAAAATATCTATTAATATATCCAATATTATAATCATCGTCATCTGGAAATGGTGAATATGGACTAATAGATATATTATCGTAATATGAATCAAACATACCATTACTAGCATTTCTATATTCAATTATAGAATTATCCAATTGTGATAATAATTTAACGGATCTACCACCTATGTATGATGGTAATGAATATAGCTCACCAGTTACATATCTATGATACCAACCAATATATTCTTCGGTTGATGAATCATAAATTAATTCACCGCCTCTGGTATAAAGACCTTTTTCAATTTCATTGTCCGAGTAGGATAATCTGTTTCTCATATAATATTCATCTATTATGTTAAATAATAATATACAAACTTAACTAAAAGAAATTACATTACCAAATTTTATTTTTTGACAAGCATATTACCACGACATTGAGTTTCCAATGTTGTAGTCCAATCATGAGGTGTTATCTTATGATCAACTTTAGTAAGTATAAATATAACTTTTGCTTTACCGTCTTCATTGTAATATCTACTTGGCATACCATCCACCTCAATTACATTGCCAAATCTAAATCCACTTATACCATCAATAGTTATAGTTAGTTCCAATGGATATATAGTTTGTGCTAAATATGAATTATATTGGTGTAATGTTGTGTTTTCTGGTGGAGTCTCTCTATATTCTTTAAGAGTATTATACAATCCAAGTATAGATGTGCGAGTAACACCAATTTTACCCATAATATGTTTTGCATGTCGTAAGAAATATAATGCTTTTTTACGTCTATTATTAATGTCATCTGCTAATTTTTTATCATCCTTAATTGCATCTGAGTATAAACTTCCCAATATAGCTCCAGATTCACCTGTTACATCGTTCATATTAAATCTACCTTCAACATACAATGCGTTTGCCATGGAATTCGGAACATTCAGATTAAAATTTATAGATCTAACTATAGGTTTAGTATCATCGTGAGTGCTAAATCGCAATGGCTTCAATCCACCATGTTGTGTATAAGTAAAATTCAAATCAATTAGATTATACCAAGAAATATATTTACCATTATCACCAATTATTTCTTCCATTATAAAACCAAGTTTATAAAGTCCACCTGATGCATATGATATTTTATCAAAAATTATAGTAAATAAATTAAAAATTGTTTTTTCCTGAGTATTATTTATATCTGATATTGATTCTAATATATCCAATACAAAATCAGTCGATATTAATATTTCACCTAAATTACAAAAATCAGGTGTATCAACCCTTTGGAATTGAGTATTAAATGTACCACCAGATTTGTCCTTACCTCTGTACATTCTAAAATACCCATTATCATATCCAGCCGAACGACCCGGAACTTTATGTAATGGTTTATTTGGATGTAAGTTATAATGTGCAGAATTATATGTATCCGACTCATCTATACCACCGTTAAAAAATATAGTGTCTGGTATACAAGATACAACCTCTTTATCGTATATAGATATGCTCCTAACACCATAAGGAAATTTATATTGCTCTTCTAAATCTATTCTATTACCATTTCCATTCTTCCAAGCACCATAATTAGCTGACATATATACACGTTTCTCATCTGGACCTATCCCGAATCTATCAGATCTAGCCGCAACTGCATTCGTATAATAATATATTAAATCCGAGAGTCCTATATAAACTGTCCATGTAGGAAGCAATGCTTCTGGATAAGATTCTAATGAATATAATTCATTATCCATATTAACTGTATCATTTGATTTTGGTTTGGATTTTGGATATTTTATAGGTAATGATCTAGCTGCATATCTAAGTTCAGTATTATCTATAGTTTTGGTTTCATTTGAACTTAGAAAATTACCACCCACATTACCTATATCAGCAATATCAATTATTATTTTTTCAGATAAACCCCTTGCATATGCAATTGTAATGTTAGTATCACTTACTAATCTAGGGTGTTCACTTTGATTCATTTTAGCATCAACGACTTTAGATGATGCATTTGCTGATATACCTGATAGGAAATAACCTTCACCGACAGTTTGTAATTTTATAGACCAAGTTAGATCATCATTCATTTCCACATTAAAGTTATAAGTTATACCTTTATATGTATCTTGTGATGGGTCTAAATTTTTTTTATGTATTTTATTTGTAGTTGCTTTCTCAGAAGTTCTACCAACAGCCCAACCATATTTTATTTGTATATCACTACCTGGCTTTATAATGTCTTTCTCGAACTTCTCTAGTTGATCTAACGTAAATACTCTAAAACTTATATCGGCTCTTTGTAACGCACCCCAAGTACCTTGATTTGATATAGTAACATCTTCTAATATAGGTTCTTTTGGTATAGGATAATCTGACTGATACATATCAATAAATCTATTATCATCACGACCAAAACCAAGTATAGGTTTATCACCTGGTTGTTTAGTTTTCTTATCTACATAGTAAACTTCACACCAAGATTGCTTTGCTGCTTCCCAATCAAATTTAGTACCATATACACCACGTGTATTATGACCATATATCCTAGAACGTTCATTTATTTCAGCTCGGACATCTGGATGCACTTCATTGTATATCGGATTATAATCTATTTGTAATGCCATTATCTATTCGCTTTGTTAAAGTTTCTAATTTTTTCAGATGGATTGCTATACTTAGGTGGTATTCTTAGTTTAGTGTTTGGTTCTAATGCATACGACGTTGGTAATAAACTATTAGCTAACGCAATATACCACCATAACGTAGTATCATTATAATACTCATCAGCTATCAAATCCAATCTATCACCGATTCTGGTGATTATATATATATCATTTAAACTTGACATTGGATATGGATATATATAATGATCTAATTTTCTTACATTTTTTAAATCAGTATCACCATGTCGTTTATAATCTATATTAACTATATCTGTATCATCATATCTTCTATTTGACATTTAATTACCTTAATTTACGGATTGATTTTCAGTTAAAATTCCAACTGTACCATTGTCCCATTTTGGATTTGATGGTAATACACCATCTTTATACATTGTAACTGTTACAACACGTTGACCTTTAGATTTTTCACCATAACCAACAGAACGCATATCACTACCAAATGCAATTGAAGCTAATATTTGATTTGTTCTATTTGCATCACTAACACTACCACCAGCCTTAAAGTTAGATACGACTCCAGCCTTAATATTGGATGCTCGCCTAAATGATAATTTGTAATTATATTCATCTGGTCCGCTTGGTGATGCATGACCCTCTATATCAAATTTAGCTTTTGGATTTTTTAACTTCTGGTCTATTATATAATTAGTAACATTTATAACCTCACTCGATTTTTTAGGTGTATCTACATTATCATCAAAATCAATATTAAATGTGTATATAACTGGTTCTGGTTTTTCTTCTTCCACAACTGGTTCTGGTTTTTCTTCTTCCACAACTGGTTCTGGTTTTTCTTCTTCCACAACTGGTTCTTCTGTATATACATCACCAACATAATCATAAATTCTACCCATTTTCCTAGGTTTGTAATTCCCAATTATAGTGTAATTCATATCAACCCTAACACCCATTGGTAATTCTAATATATCATTATCAGATGATTCTTGATATAAATTTTTTATTTCCCAGTTATCTTCTCTAAATGTATATGTTAAATTAGTTATGAAACCTGGTACTTGCCAGTATAAATCACCTAATGTCAATCTTAATAGTGGCCCCCACATACGTTTATCTTTATATACAGGAGCTAACATAGAAGCTAAATAGTTTATTTTCTCATATATAACTTGCATTTCAACTCTGGAAAATGCATGCATATCAAAACTCAATGTCAAATTTCTATCATACGATTTATAAATATAAACTGGATCAGCTCTACCTATTAATCCATAAGAATCCCAATTAGCATTATGATTTTCAACTACACTATTTAAGAATGCTCTCATTACGATAGCGTGATAACCTAAATTACTTTTGTGTTTTGGATCTGATTGTTCAGTTTGAATATCTATCGTATCATCAGATTCTTCTTTTGTATCACCAAATACAGATGGTTCTATATCTATCTCATTCTTATCTAATAACGTACCACGTGAATCATATTGCTTATCAAACATAAGCCCTGCACAAGTAATAAAGAATTTTATATAATCTCTTGATCCTTGATTGTATATCTCCGATGCATCTTGACTTAAAATATTTGATTTTTCACTTGCATCTACAGTTTTAGAGAAGTCTCTAACCTTAATCATATTAATTTTATCTTCTCTATAAGTTCTCATTCTAGGATCAGACCTATCTATACCTGGTAATCCCTCTTGACCCCAACCATATTTCATAATATTTGAATTGTCATAAGTGTTAACTATATTAGGATCGTAATTATAATTAAAGAACTTAGAATCTTTAGTATCTGTACTTGCTGATATGACATATCTATAGTCTTCTAATTCTTTTGGGTTATATGCTGGATCTCTATTATATCCAAAAAAATCATATCCTGTAGTTGCATATGCACCTAATGATTGATCCATTGGTTTTAATCCATCTAAATATTTACCCTCTCGATTATAACTCTCTTCTAATAAATTATCAGTATTATTATGAGTCTTATTAGCTATAAACGTATTTATTAAATGATTATTGTGATCTACATCACCATATTTTAAAAATTTAGATATTAATGATTTATTTTTAGTTAACTCTTCAAATGGATCACCATTATGCTCATCTAATAATTTAGTAGCTGTACTGTTAGGTACACGTGTTCCATTAGCAGATGAATAATATTGAAAGTAAGGTGAATAATATTGATATAATCTACTATCTTCTGTTTCTGATATTGAATATCTACGTATTAACGTAGCTCCTATACCAAATATACTCTGTGCACCAGTAGATCTAGATGATATTTTATTTATAATATCACCAACATACGAATCTTTTCCTGTTGCAATCCAAGTTATTAAATTTGATATTTTAGATAGAGTTTTATCATATACATCACTAGCATTTAAATATGAATCTCTAACTGAATAGTGGTGTGGGAATAATTCTTTTGTTAACATTAACAATCTATTATCTGTTCCTTGTTCACCTATAACTAATGACGTATCAACCTGTGATAGATTTTTACCTTGACTCGTCACATTCCTTTTATTTACTATATATTCGTAATTTTTATGCTTTTCAAATGGAAGTTCCAATCCATGCCTTTGAATTCTCATTCCACCTGAAGATAGAATAGTTGATAATGGATTGTATATCTGTGTTGATCTAATATTAAATATATTTTCTATCAAACCAAATCCATCCGATGGTGTCTCAACCGTAGAGTTCATCAATTGCATTCCAACTTGCCTAATAGTATTTAGTATTCCTTTTGCAGAACCCATATACTTTGTTATTCTATAAGCATGTGTCGCTGAACGGTCGATATACGGTGATAAACGTTCGTATAGGTAAGATTTGTCAAACCCATATCTATTTGGCTCACCATCAAGCTGAATACCACGTAGAATGTATGGTTGTTGCATCCAATCGTTTTGATGTGATGTATCTCTAAGATTAAACTTAGAATATTGTTCTTTTAGATTTTTATCCGAAAGTATAAAATCAGTTGACTTTGGAATTTTGTAAGGTATAAATCCTTTACTGTATTTATTAGAGAACCAATCCACAGGAACCATATTATTCGCTTTCCAAACAAACTCTGATGTATCCATTATATATTCAGTTTGTTTGATAACATTAAATATAGTAAATCCAGTTGCATTAACATCAGCAAAGAAATTAACACTATTTGGAATCATACCTTTCCATACGAATATGGACGTGTCCATTATGTATTCGGTTATCAGTGGTGGTGCAAATAAAGTAAATCCAGTTGCATTTGTATTAGGGAACCAATTTACAGCTGGTATATCATCACCTTTCCATACAAATATGGAAGTGTCCATTATGTATTCTGTAATTTTTAACTTACCATATATAGTGAAACCAGTCGCATTAACATCAGCAAAGAAATTAACACTATTAGGAATCATACCCTTCCAAACAAATTCAGAAGTGTCCATTATGTATTCGGTTTGTTTGAAAACAGGATATATAGTGAATCCAGTTGCATTCGTATCTAAAAAGAAGTTAACACTATTAGGAATTAATCCCTTCCAAACAAACTCGGAAGTATCCATTATATATTCAGTAGATTTTAATTTACCATATATAGTAAATCCAGTTGCATTTGTATTCAAAAAGAAATCCACAGACGGTATATCATCTGCTTTCCATACAAATACCGATGTGTCCTGTATATATTCTGTATTTTTAAATATAGGGTATATAGTAAATCCAGTTGCATTTGTATTAAGGAATGAATCTGTTGATGGTATGTTATCCGCCTTCCATACATAATCAGATGTATCCATTATAAAATTAGTTTCTTTTAATAAAGAAAATAATGTAAATCCAAATGCATCATCATCTATAAAACTATTAGAAAATGGTATATCATCTGCTTTCCATACATATAACGATGTATCATCTTTATAATATGAAGTTAGTAATGGACTGTATATAGTAAATCCATCTGCATTTATATTAAGGAAAAAATCTGTTGATGGTATATCATTAGATTTCCATACATAATCAGACGTGTCCATTATAAAATTAGTTTCTTTCAATAAAGAAAATAATGTAAATCCAGTTGCATCATCATCTATAAATGAATTTGTAGTTGGTATATCCATACCTTGCCATACAAATTTAGAAGTATTATCTATATATTCAGTTTCTAATGATTTACCAAATAATGTAAATCCAGTTGCATTTGTATTTACTATAAAGTTTACAGATGGTATATTATTTGCTTTCCATACATAGTCGGACGTATCTTGTATATATTCTGTATTTTTAAATATAGGGTATATAGTAAATCCAGTTGCATTGAAGTTACTAAAGAAATCAACATTTGATATGTTATTAGCAGCCCATACATATAAAGATGTATCTTGTATATATTCAGTTTCCATTGGATTAGCAAATATAGTGAATCCAGTTGCATTAAAATTATCAAAAAAATCTGTTGATGGTATATCATTAGATTTCCAAACGAAATCGGATGTATCTGTTTTATATTTTGTTTCTTTTGGTTTTGGGAATATTGTGAACCCATCTGCATTCGTATTAGCAAAAAAATCAGTTGATGGTATATCATTGGATTTCCATACAAACTTAGAAGTATTCTCATTAAAATATGTTTGGTATTCTGTAGCAAATGAATCGAACCCAACAGCATTAAAATTATTAAAGAAATCAACCACTGGTGGCTCATCTGTTTTCCAAGCAAAATCACTACTTAATAAATTATAATCGGTTATCTTATTAACAGCAAAAGTAGTAAACCCTTTAGCGTTATTATTTTTAAAAAAATCAATTGAATCTGGCTCATCACCAACCCATACAAAGTTAGACGTGTCATATTTATAATTCGTTGTCTTCTGATTTGTTGTGAACCCAGATGCGTTCGTATCGGTAAAATTGTTGGTTTGTTGTGTAGTATCAATGTCAAATTTAGAATCTATAGAGGTAATATCAACATTTTGTATGTTGTTAATTGGTTTATCATTAAGCAATTCAACCAATGGTTTAGTTTGGAATCGTTGTTTAAAATAATTTTGTGTAGTAATTAGATCTATAAGTGCCATGTATATAAATATATGTTAATGTATAATAATAGTTAATATCTACTTGGTGTCGGTCCGAAATTTGCATTTGCTTTATTAGTTGCTTCGCCAACTTTCTGTCCATCAAGATTAACATTAATTTTCATATTAGCCATTAATCTATTAAATTCAGCCATAGCTTCAACCAATGCCTTGTAGTGTTGTTCAGCTGGATCATATATATTTGGATCAATTGGTTTACCGAAATATCTACTTTGTTCATTGGCTTTACTGTTGTTAGTGGCTTCTTGCATATTACGGTTAGATTTTTTAGTGGCATCATCCATTGGATTACCACCTTTTTCATTATCTGATTTTGATTTATTAGTATCACCCTTACCACTCCCATCAGCCATATATTTCACAAGTGGGTAAAATGAACCAAATATCATACGCATAAGACCATCACCCATAGCATAAAATAGGTTACCGAATGCGTTACCCATACCAGACATGATACCTTCACCTATCTTCTCACCTATAGAATAGAATATAGGTTTATCCGATGCTAACATTTCTAATAACCCATTCATCATTTTAGGTAGATTCATTAGAAAACCAGCTATACTTTTTATTGTAGATTCAAAATTATTATCTAACCAATCAGATAAATTAGACACTACCTTAGCAAATGCACTATCTGGTCTATTAAGTTCATATACAAATCTATCTAATACTCTATTTAGAGGTTCTACTAATGGCCCTAATAATACATCTTTTATTTTATCCCACGCAAGCCCAAGTGATTCCATAAATGATAATGATCTTTTACTACGCAACACTTCCTGAACTATCATACGCTTCCTAGTATCAGTAATACCATCCAACTTATTTTTTAAATCATCAATACCCATATCATATACATTGAAACCTAAATCTCGTATGTTCTGTTGTCTAGTTAAAATATCAGTTAATTCTTCAGATGTCATACCCAATGCCTTAGCGAATGCTTGTTGTTGGAATGGTAATTTAGAAGTAAATTCATTTAGACTACCAGCCTGCTCTAAAATAGATTCAAACATTAAATCGGTTCTACCTATCATTTGATAATATCTAGCTGCATCAAGATTTATATTTTTACCATATATAATCCTAGCTTCCATTTCATCTTTCAATGAACTTTCAACATCAATTAATTTATTACCAAAACCATCAATATCTTTCAAGCTACGACCTAACATCTTAGATTTCTGAACTAATAATACCATTTCCTGTGTAGTACCTTTAAATCCAGCTGCTATATCTAATGGTATATTAGATAATTCCTTAAATACATTTCTCCAATCTAGTATAACACCAGTACCATCTTCCATAGCCATCATAACACCAGAGATACCATGTACCATACTATTAAAATTAGAACCTAAAGCTAACGATACAAGATTTAAATTTGATGCTTCCTGTACAGATAGTCCTAAATTGGCAGTTATCAACATCAAACTTTCTAACATAGAATCGTATGTTTTTGATATACCACCACTCATCATCAAACCACCAAGTTCTTTTTGATAATCAACCTGTAATTCTAATACTTTTAGAAATGTAGTTCCTAACGCAGATGTCTTTTCAAATTGATTGGCTAGTTGTCTAGACGCATTAACCATATTAGTTATCTGGTTTGCTGATGTTCCTGCTTTCTTACCTAAATCAGCTAATGATTGATTCATATCTACGATTGCTTTAACTACCAAAGCAATAGCTACTATAGCCCCAACTACAACTACAGCTACAATCGCCACGGTTGCCCCAACTACTACTGCTGCCGCAGATAAACCAGCCATCGCAGCTGACATACCTCTTACTGACGCAATAGCAGGGCCCAAAGTTTGGTTCATTGATTTAAACGCCATACCCATCTTACCAGGGTCTTTCATTAGTCCTTGTTTGACTGCATTTTCATTAGCAAAATAATTATGCTTGAATTTCTCTTTGAAGTTAGTTGATTTTTTTGCAAACCCACCTAAATGTGATACCACCCTACCAACACGACTTTTCTCTAATCGCTGTGTAAATCTTTCTGGTGCACCACCAATCATATTAACTGGGTGACTTTTAAATTTTAATTGTTCTTTTTGTAGTTTTTGTTCTTCATTGTATTGTTTTTTTAATCCAGTTAAATATTTTTTACCCTCACGTGCCTTATGTTGATCCATAACACGTTGATGCTTCATCATAGAATTGAATATTTTAATCTCAGTTCTTAATTTATCACGTGCTTCTTTCTCACGTATTTGTTCCATAACACGCTGATGCTTCATCTGAGCTTTAAATAGTTTAGTATTAACCCTTATACGTTCTTTCTCATCTCTATCTATCAATCGTTGCTTAATATTCTCTTCTTTCTGTTTATCACGTGCATCTTTATTTCTTATTTGTTCCATAACACGTTGATATTTCATCTGAGCTTTAAATACTTTGGTTTCTGTTTTTATACGAAACGCTTCATCTCTATCTAATCGCATTTGTTCCTTACGTGCTTCTTTCTCACGTATCTGATCCATAACACGCTGATATTTCATCTGAGCTTTAAATAGTTTGGTTTCTGTTTTTATACGAAACGCTTCATCTCTATCTAATCGTATTTGTTCCTTACGTGCTTCTTTCTCACGTATCTGATCCATAACACGCTGATATTTCATCTGAGCTTTAAATAGTTTAATTCTAGTTCGTAAACTATATTCACCATCCTCATTTTTGACAGAAGTTGGATTATCAAAATTACGTTTGTATGCACCACTATTATGAAATGAATTGCGATTTGATTTAACCTCACCACCAACCATATTAGGTATTTTTGAAATTGATCTTAGTTTGCGATTTAAATCTATTAATAGATTTGTAGACTTATTTAGGTTTGTATTGAATCTATGTAATGATTTATCAATACTAACATCTACATTTTTATTATTTGATACATTACCTTTATTAGATAGTTTCTTTATATCAGTTAATATTTTTTTATTTTCTTTTTGTTTTTTTATAATCGAAGTATGTAATCGATCTAGTTCTTCTTGTTCATACTTTTGGCTTTGTATAACATCATGAAGATCATCTTGTAACTGTCTCAATTCCTTTAAATTTTCAACACGTTTATTATGTAGTTCTTGTTCTTTAGGATCCATAATTCCATTCTAAAATAATAAGCATTTCTATTAAATAAATAGAAATGCTTATTTGTTTTTACTATCTTCATATTGCTTATTTTCAGTCTCAATCTGCTTAATTAACATATTAGTGTATAATTTTCGTTTATTGACTGGCATCTCATATACATCGTCAAATGTAAAACCACCTTTACCAAAATATATAAGATTAAAAATTTCTTGATTTATATACAGACTACTCTCGTAGCCCAACCCAAAAAAAGTCTACATCTGGGTAGATTTCCACTGTCTTTGTTATACCAGTTGATTCTGACGTTACTTCTTGATTCCAATCTAAACCTGGTGATATTGCTCTGATATATTTTTTTAAATCACGACTATCACTTATAGGAATCTCATTTATAAATTCACCTATAGTTTTGGGTGATGAATCACCATTAACTGATTTGATTATACTTTTTAGATATATAACATTATCAGGTATAACTTCAAGTTTATGTTTTAAGTTCTTCAGTGTATTTATTTCTGATTCGTATTGTAATGTTGATCCATGTGTTGGTAAACAGAATGTTATCGTTGCACCACATCTGGTTAATTCCATTTCAAATTCATTCTTGTTAGTAAATATAGACCAATCATCAAGTTCTTTATCGGTTATGTCCTTTGTAAGATCGACATCTAACTCCATAGTATTATATTCATCACCTGGATCAGTTATACTAACTTTATAATCCTTTCCATATGATAATACTCTTGCAGCTACAAGTAATGCTTCTTTATCACCCTCTATCATCTCATTTAGATTAACACCATTAGTAACTACTATACTTTTTAATAATCTATCAAATAATATACTAGCTCCTTTACTTATTAAGTTTCTAGATGTTAATATATCTTCATCTCTAGCAGTTAAATATCTCATCTCAACCTCTCCAGATGACAATATACTTTCTTTTGGATAAACCAATCCTTTACTAGGGAGTTTTATCGTTTCTGATGGGTATTTTGTTCTTACTGGTGCTACCGTGTGTTGTTGAGCTACCTTCATAGCCATTTCTTTGTCCGACAAAGCTGTCGTACTATGTTCACTTTCTAAATTAGCCATTTGCTACCTTTATAATTAAAATATTTAAAAATTCGTCGTATATAAATACAACTTAAAAATATATAATACAACTAATATTTAATTTATTAGTTGTATTATTAAATTCAATACAATTGAATAATTGATATTAATATTGTAATATCGCATAATCATATGATAAAACTACTGTACTTTTTACAGCACCACCAGTTTCCCAATCTAATGCACCTGGTTCATAGTTATTAATAAATGCACCCTTTAATGTCCATTCTTCAATTTTATCACCAACTGGACCTAATAGGTTCAATGTCAAATCTTTTTTATAGAAATCAGCATAACCATCTCTACCAGTTAAAGACTCATGTGATAAACGAATCCATTCCATCATGGATTGTGCTGCTGATGGTACGATTGGATCGTATAACGTTAATGATATATCATTCCAATTACTTTTACCCTTAACCTTTCTGTTAACATTGATGTGGTGTAATACAGTCACTTCATGTTCTATTTTAGGTCTTTCTGCCCCATGTATGATAAATGCAGGTACACCTTCAATGTACAACACAAATCTATTAATCTGTTTTGGTTCATATGAGGTGAAAAATATCTCATTCGGGTCTAATAGTTCTGGCATTTGCCTTCCTCAATTTTATTAGTTCTTTTCTATATATAAATATAATTTAATTTCGTTTTTTAGTTAACAATGTATTTATATCTCTCATTGCAACTGGTTTAAATATAGAAACCTCTATACCAGTATCTTGTATATATGAATCAAAATCAACTGGTTGGTACGTAGATGTGTACAATTCTATAGTTCCATCTGGATATACCAATGCAATTACACGTTTTAAATCATTTTCATCAGATGCGTTTTTATCTAATATATAATATGGTTTTATCATAAATTTATTAGTGTATTTCTTGTACTTTTCTGATGCTTGTAATGGAAGACACCATTCATAACCCATAGTCTGTATACAAGCAGTCACCTGTATATTTGGAGTTGTAATCATAATACCATTTTCATTATATATAGTTGATATTAGATTTTGGCTTTCATGGTTTATTCTGATTTTATCAGTATCTTCAACGCTATTCATCAATTTAAGTGCATCTAACGTTTTATCCATATTATCAGTATCTAATACTTCATCTGGATTAACAATTCCAAGACCAGATAGTCTTTGTAGATTTACCATGAAATCACGTATATCATCTAGTTTCTTATCATGTTCCACAAAGAATCTAAGTAGTTTCTCAACATACTTCTTATTTGTGGATGGATCCAATGACAATAGTTTCTTGTATGTATCACCATCTACCTTACCAGACTTTACATATTTATTATATGTATCTTTCTTATAATCACGATTATCAACTCTACTCTTTGGATTTCTTTTAACTGATGCTCTGGGTTTTTGTTTGGTAGTTTTACTATCTACTTCTTTCCCAGATGGATGTTTCCATGTACCGTCGGATTGTTTCTGTAAACCAGTTATTAATGATATATCACCAGCCTTATATTTGGACGTTCTATATTCACTAATTATATTTTGTATTATATCTAATATTTCATTCTGATTCATCATCAACCTTATTTTTTTTAGATTTTATCTTATCTGGTTCAATCTTGGGTGTAGGTGTTATTTTGTCTATATAAACGTCTATATTTTTAGAAATACTATCATGTATATTATTATACAAATAAGACCAAAATTCATCAGAACCTTTTCTAAAATATTCTTGTATTTTATCTTTATCCAGACTATCTATAAATAATTTATTTATATAATATGATTTATCAGCTAACATACATTCATCTTCTGTATGATACACTTTACCATTGTAAGACTTGTATAATTTAACTTGTTCCATATAATTCTCTTTAATTTAAATAATGAGGGGAGTATTAGTCCCCTCTATTATATTATTGCTCGTTAAATGTAGCACCGGTCGGAGTAATATTGAACGGAATTATAATCTGTTCAATTGATTGTGCTGGTTGTAGTATGATTTGACCTACTAATTGTTTTCTATCTATAACTTCTGGTGTATTAACTGTTTCATTAACTATTACTTGGAATGAATACAAACCTTGTCTTTGTTGTACAGCTTCTAAATACGCATTAACTATATTCAAGAATATCAATCTTGTAGATGTAGTATTATTCTCAAACACCAACGATCTTACTTGTGACGTTATAAATGATTTTAAGTTTATTAATAATCTTCTAACATTCACTCTGTCTAATGAGCTTGGAATACCTTGTAATGTTTTCTGACCCCATATTGCAATTCCTTCTCTTGGGAATGTAGCAATTGGATTGACTCTTGCATCATACAAAGTATCTCTTTCTTTTCTTGTTAATCTATTTCTAACATCAATAGCACTATTAACTTTACCTCTATTAAACCCAGCTGGTGCGAACCACGGATTTGATATTCTATCATTATATGCTATTACACCACCAACTACAGTTGTAGGTGGAACCCATACTGGTTTATTAGTGTCTGTATCTAGGATTTTAACCCACGGATAATATGTAGCTGAATAATTACTGTCTATCGCTTGAATAGATGATATTGTAGTTGTTATATTTGAATCTAATCCAGATGGGTCTATTATATAGAATACATCTTGTCTTTCTTCACACATATTCTTAGCATACTCTATTATACCAGAGTGGTATTGATATACTAATCCAGGTGTTAATAACATATTAATATTATATACATCTGCATTGGATAATATATCTATAGCTCTTTTATAAGAGATGTAACCAGCTGACGTTGTGTTTGTTAAATCAAGTCCTTGTGTATTAGCAGCTGACATATCACTACCAACTTTACGTTGTTGATTTGGTTTCCATCCATCAAATCCACCTTGAAATGGAACTATGAATTTTCTACTTGATATAGCAGTATTTAAACTATTTAAATCTATACTACCTGAGTATGGACTTGTTGAGTTTGGATAATTTGCACCTGCTTCTTGACTATAATTTGATAATAAGAAGTCTGTGTTTGATCCTGTAGTTTGACTACCAATAACTGGTAATGGTTTTAAGTAATTTGCATTATCAGTATTTGAGAAATCATAATTAAATCCAAAATATTTATTTGCATTGTAAGATGCATTTATAGTCTGACTTGTAACATATGAACACGCTACTGGTTGTGTAAATGAACTTGGTAATGGACTTACTAATGATTTAAATCCAAAAGGAACCAATGTAGGTGATATAGCTTTATTTTTAACTGTATTAGTTAATTCAACTCTAACATAGTTAGATTTTGTTGAGTAATCTCCAGATACAGTTATTTTTCCAGTTGAATCGGATGTTACATATTGATCACCAATAACTCTACCAATATAAGTAGCTGAGTCTGGATCCAAATCACAAGTGAATCTTTCAACCACATCATGTCTAATATCATCATCTGACGATTTAAACGGTGAACCTTGTATTTTATCACTATTAACCTTTCTAACTACAACGTCAAATTGACCATAGTTAGAACCTGCTATAGTTCCAGCTGCTCTGATATTATCAATTGCAACCTTAATTTCATAGTTTGAATTATCACCATGTGATAAAGTTTTAAACTTAAATAGGTTAGTAGTTGATGAACCAACTTGTTGTGATGTAATCCATGGAGTTTCAGCTTCTGAATATTCTGATGAGAAATCCCAATCTTCTGATGATCCAGTTTCAATTGTTATATTAACTTCACCTTCAGATGTTGTAGATATTCTACTAGCTTCATTAGCAAAGTTAGAATATATATATACTGGTTCTGTAGAGTTTGGACTTGATCCAAATAAACTACCAATCCAACTATTATTCGTAGAGAATAATGATGATGAATATGAAGTTCCATTCTTATCAGTTGCACCAGTAAATGCCGATGTGTCTGTTACGTATGAACCAGATACAGTTATTACAAATGATCCAGTTGTTGTAGAACTAGTTACCATTGTACTAGCCTCAAATAAAGCATCAATACCATCACTTGTAACTACATATGTAGGGTGTAATGTTGTTATAGAATATTCTCCTAATGAAGACGATGCTACTATATTTATAGGATTTGTAAGTGAATAACCACTTGTACCTAATAATCTAATAACAGTTAATGATGTTCCATTTGATAAATATTCTTTAGCTGTATATGATGTATATTGCTTATCGTTCATAGGTCCAAACTTGTTACTATATTCGTTTCTAGTAGAAACTACCGTAGGAACAAATGCCCTACCCTTAACAGTTGGGCCTATTAATGCTGCACCAATCTCACCTGCCACTGTAGATACAAAAGAACTATCTATCTCTTGTGTGTGTATCCCAGCTGATGAACCCATTGCTCGTGCCATTTAATTTCCTCAATTAATCGTTTTGTATGAATTTTTTTCTATCTAAATCTGCTTGACCATGACCATATTTCTCTGAAAGTTCGTCTATCAATTCTCGTTCTTCTTGTATATAAACTTCTTCTTGTCTAAGTTCTTTCTGAGTGTCACCGTCAATTTTATTAATCATTTCTTGTAACTTATACTTATTTATAACTAATTCTCCAATCTTTAATCTCTGCTTAACTTTTTTATCTCTTATTGCAGTGATTTTAGTTATATCGTTTTCTTCTAAATCTAGCTCTTTAGGCATATCAACCTCTATCTTTTAATAATTAAAATATATAAATATAGATATGAATGTATAAGTGTTCATATCTTATAATAAATATAAATAAAAAAGCTCAAAATTATTTAACTTTGGTTTATAACGATTTGTTCAGGTTGTATAAATTTGGTATTATTGTTATTGTACCAATATTCATCTTGGATTATATAACCATCTAATGTCAAATTGCAATTAGCAGTCACTTTTCTCTCTGTATTAACTGGATTAACAGTATCATACATAAACGGACTAAACTTTGATGTGAATTTATAATAATGTTCATCTCCAAATGCAAGTCTATTATATGATAATAGTTTTTGTACTATCTCATCTAACTGTGATTCCATATCAGTCCATATAAATACATTATATGTTATATATACATAATCTGGAAATACTATCTTATATTGTGTTTTCTGTCTTTTTGTATTATTTAATACTGAATATCTGTTGTATGTGTTGTTCTTGTCATAAGAACTATTTGTAGTCCACATAGTCTCGGATTCACGCAATACATTAGGCTTTCTCATTTCATCTCTGACTTGTATATCAGTCTTTCTTATAGCTATCAACGGACATTGTAATTTATGTTTATCATCTCTCAAATAACCAAATTCATTATGTTCAGTCCATTTCTCTCTATTCATCCATAATACAGGAACTTTTAAATTTTCATTTTGATTTATAGTTATGTAAGGTGATATTACATCATTAAAATATGTTAGTAATGCATCAGAATTATCTTCTAATGATACAGTTGGACCTTTTTTATCTGTACCAGTAAATTTTATTTGTTCATGTCGTTTATTAATAGTATGATTATTAGGTATATCAATATCATTAGTATGTGATGATATTGTATTCTTTAAATCAGGTTTATTATATATTTTAATTTTATCCATTATCTAAGAACCCTCTGTGTCATTGGAAGAGAAGTATCTTTAATTTTATAACCTCTACATTTTATAGATACATTATAACCATGTTCAGTTCCATTGTAACTTGTAGTTGGATTCTTACCTGCAAAATATTCATTTTGGAATATTTCAGATAATTCAAAAAAATCATTATCCCATTCTAATATATCACCTGTAAATGGCTGATAATTAAAATTTTCTAATTCATCATATAAAAATGAAAATGAAATTCCTTGATTATAGTTAAATCCTGTATTTGCACTTTCAAACATAGGATCAGTTCTATCCACTAAACAATTAATTAAAAATGGTTCATAATACATTTTGTTCGTTGTTTCACCATAAGTATTATTTGATGTCATATTGGTTGGATCTAATTGAAATACCTTAACTTCGGTATTAATAACTTTATTTATTAATTCCATATTTAACTTTCTAAACAAGTCCATATCTCTAGATCTATCAAATAATGACATTATAAATTACCTTATGTAAATTTTCAATGGTATATTCAAGAATTGATTTCTAATCGCTTCTGATTCAGCAGTCATTTTTTCTAATTGATTACGTTTAGATAATTTCTCTAATGTATCCATTAACTCTTGTCTTAAACTTTCTTTCTCTTGTTGAGCTTGTATTAGTAAATCATTATAATTTAATGATACAGTTGAATTTGGTATTGGTATAGTAGAGAATTTACCTCTTATCAACCCAAGCCCTTCTTTAGCTAATGCTATAGCATAATTCTTAATCCATTGTCTACCTACAGAATTTATATCTGAGTATTGTATATTATCATAAGGAACATTACTATAATCACTAACTATACTATTAGACCCACTAGGTTCAGAAACATCTAATCTTTCATCACGTAATATATATTGATATGTTAATTTATGTGTGTGTTCTGGAACTGGGAATATACGTAGGTTATTATTTATAAGTTCAAAGCTATACGATGATTTTCTAAATTGATCATTAAATTCAATCGCTTGCATTCTAACTAAATCTTCAAACATACTATAAGGTGTTAATGTATAAGTTACACCCTGTGCATATCCTGATAAACCCATTGCATTTAAGAAATCTCTATTACCTAAGTTAGGATCAAAATATCTTAAATTAGCTGGTATAGCATAATGAAATACACGTTTAATCTCTATACTACCAGATCCACCGTTCTGCTCATACAAGTCCTGTAAATCGTATAATTGCACACCTTCTTCTAACTGTACGAATCCCTCTCTCCAATCTAAATTACCACCTGCACCAACTTCAGCTGAATAGTTCTTTGCTATTCCAATAACTCTATCTAAACTGTGTTTTATTACCTTTCCACTTAGAGATGCATCTCTATCTGAACCTTGAACACTTATAAAGTTATCAATTGTATTGTATTCATTTACAATAGCACTATATTCAGTTATAGATTCCTCTATAAATGAATACATTGATCCAGATGTCAATTCGACATCCATAATAGGATAACCAAGTCTATTAGCTATTAATGTAGCTATCTTAGGTGCGTCATTCTGAAATTGAATATCATTATCATAATATCCAAAAGGAGTTGACCCTGATACTGGACCTGGACTTCCATCCCAAATAGGTATTGTTATTGTTGCCATATATTAATAAATATAAATGATTTGTTATTTTGTGTTCTGATATTTATCAAATCTAATCATAAATTCATCTAAGATTGGATGTCTATGGTTTGATTGCATTTCAAATGTAGTAAAACCATTTATACCTTGACCACATTCAATTAAAAATTCTAAACCACTATCACGTCTATTCTTTAAATCAATTTGTCTATAATCACCACAGAATATCATTTTTGATCCTTTACCAAGTCTTCCAATTATCATCATCACTTGGTCTATAGTTATATTCTGACACTCATCAATTATAAGACATGCATTTGAAAACGTAACACCTCGTAGATATGCTAATGGTGATATTACTATATCATCATTATCCATCATATTTTTTATAGTTTGTTTTTTTTGTGTGGAGCTACCATAACATTTTCTAAAGTTATCATATACTGGTTGTAACCAAGGTTCCATTTTTTCATTTATATTACCTGGTAGGAAACCAATCTCTTCCTTTGATACTGTTGGTCTAGTTATATGTATTCTATCTATCTCTTTATCAAAAAATGCTGATAACGCATAGTTAACAGCACTCAATGTTTTACCTGATCCAGGCTTACCGAATAACACGGTAATATCATTTTCGATTATAAGTCTTTTGACTTCTTTTTGTTCTTCATTTAACTGGATGTCAAATGTTGGTTTCGTTTTTGGTCTTGCTTTTGATTTATTATCAATCTTAATATCTAAAATTTCACCGTTAGTCTTCTTCTTAGCCATAGAAACCTCTTGGTATATTTAAAACTCGTTACTATTAATAAATAGATTTAATATTTCAAAATATATTCGCTTTTATGTTTAGATTTGTTATTAAAATGAGAAGTATTATTCTGTAAAAAATACTCATCACCATCAGGAAAATACTGCCTAAGATTAGAACTGAAATTTATCAATTTGTTATTAAATTTGTTAATTCCATTTACGATGAATTGGTCTACCCATTCTTCCAAAGAAGAGTAATAAATATGATTAGAGTAAATTTCTTTATCATAGTATGGTATAGAAGTAAACGTTAAATTAAAGTTGTAAGTATCACTATAATCTTCCAATTTAGAATTTAATATAGTTACATTATCAAAATTAGAAGATAATAATTTTAATTCATTATAAGTTTCTATATTAGGTTCTAACCCAATATATGTTCCATTTGGATATATAGATTTGAATCCTAATAATCTACCACCAAACCCAGCACAAGGGTCTAATACAACTGGAGCTGTATTATCACCTATAAAATGTTTATATATTCTAGCAGCTACAACTGGTTTGAAAAATGATATTGTATGTCTAAGTGATGACATACCAACATTTATATTTCTAATTGAGAAATCATATACTTCGTCATTACTACCAAGACCAAGTCTATTTTTAATAATTTCAGTTACATGTTCATCAGAATTGTAAATTTCATATGGGGATTTTGAGTTGTTATAATGTGATTTCCAATATGATTTAAATATTGATTTTAAATATTCATTGCCTACAACTGATGTGTTGTTATTAAATGTTTTATCTTCTAATTTGAAGTTGATAGTTTTATCATATATAGACTTTGTTATTGATTGTATATTATAATCACCAAATGGATATGGGTAATCGTCTATAAATTCCCTTATGAATTTTCTATATAACCACATATTTTTATTTATGTAATCGGCTTTTAATTCTATATAATCTTTACGTATTATAATATCTTTATATGATACATTAATATGGTTATTAGTATTATAATTTAAAATATCATCAATACTATTTATATTATAAACGTCCTTCTCCATAATCCTAATTAAATTCGGTATATTTCTATTTTTACGATTATCATTTATAACTTCAGATAATTGTCTATGGTTTAAATCCTTTAATGTTGTTGGATGCCAATAAACACCATCAACCTCAATATACATATCATGATCATATAAGTAAAAATCTATTATACCAAATTCATGTTGTGCTTGTGGCTCAAATCTACATCCTGATTGTTCAAGTATAGATTTTATATGTAGTTCTATTTTTGTATCTTTATAGTCACTGGTCATTCCACGTTTTATAGCTGCTTCACGCATTTTAGATTTACTTTCTTCTGAAAATATATAACCTGTTTTAACTGGTTGATGGTGATCCACATAATTTCGTCTAAATGGTTCGGATACAAGTAATGTCACCTCTTCTCCACAACCACATTCACAGAATTTTGGTTCGTCATCAAATATATATTTTCTAACATAATCTAATTTATCCATATTATGTTTTTTCTTAACATGATGTGATAACGTAACTTCATTATGAAATTCGTTATTGCATATTTTACATGTTACTCCATTAGTTTCTTTTATTTTGATACGACGTAAGTATTTTTGTCTGAATTCTGGATGTGTCTTTACATACTCATCAATTGTTAATCCACCATGACCATCTCTTAAATGTGTAGCCATTCCTCTGGTTGAATATGTTTATTTGCATATTCCACACTCCACAACATTATTTTTTAACTCTCTATTTTGGAACTTTAATTTATTTGGTCTAAATTCACCATATAAATTAACATATTCATCTGACTTTATTTTATGTGCTTTGAATATATGAGCAGCCATTCCTTTATTGTCAACTTCGTTTTTGCATATGTTGCATATTATCATAATAATTATTCATGTTTGTTAATTAATAATATACAAACTTACGAAAAAGAAATGATATAACCTAATTTTATTACAACGCATATTAATCTTTGTATATCATGTTAAAAATAAAAAAACGATTGTCATTTCTAACAATCGCTTTATTTTAATCAACTTACAATTTATAAAATTATAAACCATAAATAGTTTCAAGTCCGTCAATTTTAATTCTACCATAGAACTCAGGTCTATAGATTTTTTTAGCATAGCGAGTCATTAAGGCTTTAGATGGCACATAATTCACAGGATCCCATATAATTGGCGTAGAGATTAACGGAATGTAAGGAGCATACACCGCACCAGTGTGCAAGAATGAATTACCTTTATAACCCATTAAAATCTCATTGTTAGTATAGTAAGGAATCACATAAACATCAAACTCACCTCTAAAGTTACCAACTTTCTTAGTACCAGCTGAGAAGTTTTTAGTATAGTCTTTACTAGCGTCAGAACTGAATCCTGGCATAGATTGGAATATAGTTGCAATTTTAGGAGATGTAACTAAGAAGTTAGCACTACCCAATTGAGTTTTTTGATAGATTTGGTTTGATACACCATTAACCGTGATCATTAACTCTTGGAACCATTGTGTTCTTGTATATGCAGCAGTTTCACCTTGAACAGTAGAGAAATCTGTCATTTCAGTACCATTGAATGTTCTACCCAATTTAGCACTCCAAGCAGCTGTATTAGTAGCACCATCTCTTAACATTTGTAATATTTCTAAATCCTGCTCTCTCGAAATATAATCGCCCATTACAGTTGTTAATTCTGCCTCTGCATCAATTGAATGATAAGCATTAACGTCTTGTTGGAATTCAGGAGTCCATGTTGTTTTTAACTTTCTAGTCTTAGCCACGATCTCTTCAGATCTGAATTCCATGTTTAATTCTGGAATATCTAAAGGTTCTTCTTGTGTTTTCGTATATTCAAAATCACCTCTCACTTCTGAGCTTGGTTGTTTGTGATATGTAATCACTAAGTCAGTTGACAATGCATCTGCTGAACCAGAAACCACAAATGTAATTTGTGTTTTAGCACCATTGATTGATGTGAATTGTGGGTAATATGAAGATACACCAGTACCAGCTACTTTGAATGCAGATACACCAGCTATATCAGGAGTTGCTAATGAAGCAGCTGCTACAGTGATTGTATAGATTGAATTAGCTAAAGTTCCAAATGTATTACCTGTTGCCGTAACAGATTGTGACCATTCTGTATCGTAATTGTATGTTGCTGCTGATGCCATAGCACCAGAAACGAATGTTGATGCACCAATAGTTGTTCCAACTGATATTGCTGATGAAGTTACGTCATTGATTGTATAACCAAATTTACCGTCACCATATAAACCACCTCTTGCTTCACCTTCTTCTTTAGTAACACCCCAAACGGAATCTTCTTGTGAGTCTTTACCAGAGTTATTTTCGAAACCTGGTTGAGCAGTACCATATTTAAACTCTAGATAGAATACTAGTCCAGAAGGCATATTCATTGGTTGAACAGATACAAATTCCTTTGCTACTGTATTACCGAATACTCTTCTTACTAATGGTAATGCGATACCATTCCATTCTTCTGAGTTAGCAGCAGTACCTAATCTTGATGATTCATGTACTAATCTTTTTGCTTGGTTTTCAAGCATTAATGCCATATTCCTTTTTTCGTAATCAGAAGATAAATCTTCTAATAGGTGGGTAGGTTCCCACTTTCTAATTAAATCTGCTGACTGTCTGATTAAGTTAGCTTCTGTGTTAGAAGTCTCAGTCAATAGATGTTGTAAGCCATTATTAGCCACTTTTTGTCCTCAATTTATTTTTGTTGTTTAATCGCCTAAACTGTAATTTAGTATTGATTTGAATTTAGCAAATTGGTCACCTTTACCTTCTGTAATGTTTTTCTTTACAGTTTGATTACCAATGTGTTTAGCACTTTCTTTAATTTGTATTTTACTCTTAGGAGCTACATTATTAATGTCAAATGCTTCTGTGAATGATTCGAAGTATATTTTAATATCGTTTTCTGATTTAGCAGAATCGAACTTTTCAATTATTCTCTGTCTTGTCTGTGCGTTAATAGGATACTTATCGAAGATAGTATTCAGATATTGTAATTTAGTTAAGTCTCTCTTCTGTTCAGTTAATGTTTTATTGTAAATACCAATAGCTTGTTTTAACTGTTCGTTCTCATTACTTAACGTTTTATTTTTGTTTTCTAAAGTGATAACCTTACCTTGTAACTGATCAAATGCATATTTAGATACACTATTAGTTTCTGATAAATTATTATTTACTTCTTCATCTTCTACTATTTCTAAAGAATCTTCTTCTTCACTAACAGTATCTTCTTCATTCATTTTCTTTTGTTCTGCGTCTGGAGAACTTTTCTTAACCGTACCCATTTCTGAGTTTGGTTCGTTTTGTTTTGGTGCATCCATATCTTGTGTAGGTGATGCATTTTCTTCTACTTCTTCTTGTTCTTGGTTAATACCAGGTTCGATTTCGTCAGCTGGATCTAATCCACGTTCTAAATCAGGATCCATTTCTGGTTCTAGTTTTATTCCTAACAATTCTTTCAAAGCATCGATTATATCTTGCTTATCAATTCCCATTTCTGGTTCTACCTCTGGTTCCATTGTAACTGATTGATCAGTTGCATCAGGTTCCAATGTTGGTACCATATCTTCTTCTACATTGGTTTCATCCAATTTTTCTGAATCTGGATCTTCATCCGAAACGTAAAGTTCACTCACCTCCTTTTCGTATGCTTCTTCGTCTTCCTCTTCGGAATCCATTTCAGATAATTTTTCTGAAACCACAGCGTTGTTTCTAGGAACAAACTTTTCAGTTAGTGCTCTCTGAACATGTTGCGTGAATAACTCCTTAGAGTCTTCAGCCATATTCATAGCCTCTTCCAACATTACGTGTGTATTTGATGTTTCTTTTGACATCTAAAAACCTCTTATATTTCTATGATTATTGTCAATCATAATATTATTATTAAATAACTATGTATGTTTTAAATGGTTATTACTAGAACCATTATAATTGATGTATTATACACCTTATAAATAAATATAAATAAAAAAACTCAAAATTATTCGTCGTTACCAACTTCATAGTACCTATCTATAATGATACCAATGGAATCATAACAATTAGATAGTCTTTCTTTTAACGGTCGCAACTCTTGTGCTGTTTTTGTCATTAACTTATATGTATCTTTTAATGACTTCATATCTCTATTAACACTAACTTTATCCATCCAATCTTGTGTTTCTTGAAGAGTTAGTATCTCCATATTTTCTATCATATTACCTAAACTCTCAATAACTTCATATAATCTATCATCACCATACATAAGTGTTGAATGATTACCATATTCTCGTATTTGATTTAATAACATAGGAACATCATTTTTATCTAACGTTCTCTCTGACATACCAGTTAATGATTCATTTATACGATTACTTCTATTTATAATGTCTTTAAAATCCATTACATTTCCTATTTACTTTATTTTGCCAAAATTAACTTTTACTATATTATCATTAATTGGATTTTTAATATAGACCATATATTTAGAACTATCACCTAACATTATTTCATTAAGATTAATACGATTACCATTGTATTCTCCCTCTTGTAACGTATTGTTCATAGTACCAATATATATATCCATTAATATACTATCTATAATACCTTGTATATTCTGTATATCTCTATCAGAATCCTTAGTTGGTTTTAATTTTGAATTTGTCTTATCAGAAAATAATTCTAGTTCTTTCTCTGAAAGAGAATCTGATATATCTATTATTGTTTGTTCTACATCTTTAGTTTCACCACGCTTATACGCTAATGCCTGTTTTAGTGTATCACGTTGTTTATCTGCTTTGGATGTCATATACCACATCTCTGGTTGTATTGACAAAATATACCGTAGAATATATCATCTACATTTCTTTTTGTATTCTCTACGATAATCTCGGATGCTTCTGATATTGTGTTCTCTCTAACTGGATTCATAAAACTACCATGATTAGATGGATTAGTTACAAAATCCCAACCTATCAACTCATAATCATCACATATCTCTGACGCTTCGTTGTTTATTTGTTTTGTTGAACCAACACCTCTACTTGATATTCCAAACTTATAACCACGTTTGATTATATTAGCTACGATTCTACCGGCTGGATTATCATCTAATATTTCTAAACGACCCATCACATTATTACCTTCCCACCATATACGTGTTATTACATGCGATGCATTCTTACCTTCAACTACTGTTGACTCTGGATGATCTAACTCACCATAAGCACGTTTCTCATTGACAAATTCTTTTATGTATTCTTCTATAATACGTTCAAATATTTTTTTGGGATATACACGTCCATTCTTATTGACTTTATCAACTGTAGTTAGTATTCCCTCAACGAACATACGTTTAAGTCCGTTCGTAGATTCATACATAACATTTACAGGTTCAAATATATTATATTCTAATATTGTGTTTTTCACGTTCCAGTTCCGTTTTCCGTTTTATAAACTTCTGTTTTTGCTTTATACTATTCTTCTTTTCAGAAGGGGAAATATGATGTTTAGTTCTATTAACTTCGTCTATGAAGTTATGATTTTTTTGTTTCTTCTTGAAACGTTTAAGCATTGAATCAACACTCTCAGTTCCTCTATTGGTAACACCAAAAGACATATATCACCTTTCTGTTTCGTTGTATATTGAATCTATCAAACTAATAACTGTATTAGTTTTCTCTCTTAATTTAATTAGCTTATCTTTAGATGATTTCAATAGTGATGTATCATCCATACCAGTTTCATGTTTTAACTTTGACGTATGCTTTAATTTCTTCTCTAATCCACACATCCAAGAATATAGCAATTTTATAGTTTTGTTCATTCTGTCTTTATCAGACTTATATGCATCATCAGACTTGTACTCTTTATACGATGCTTCCTTTATTTCATTTTCGCATTTACAAGATTTACCTTTGCACTTGCAACTTGATTTATTTCCGAATGCATTTGGTGTTAAGTACCCTGGTGTTGCATCACTTGTATTTCCTGCGTCACACCCACCTGCCCCATCACCATCTTCATCTAATTCATCATCAGTATCAGGTTCTATTATTTTTTTGTGTATCTTACTAAAATCCATTATCTAACTACTCCATTTCTAATAAATACATATTGTTTTGCGGATGCATTATTAACGACTTTAGATATACTAAATTCATATAATTCATTAACAGCCAATGCAGTTCCAGGTATAGACCCACCATCTGTAAAGTGTATTGTACAAGCTGTATTAGTTAGTATAATTGCCCCTGCACCATAATCTGATCCTGTAAATGAACTTGTACTTGTGTTCTGGACTTCTATTACTCTGTTCCATCTACCTGGATGTCCTTGCATAGCAAATGAATCTAAGTTTATAGTAGGATTTAAACTGTTCTTCTGTTGTGGATTCGGTGTCGCCATTATTATACCTTTAATACATTAACTAATTCATAAATATATAACATTGTAGCTATATGATTCTTTTGTAATTTTTCTAAACTTGATAACTCGGTAAGTATATCCAATACTTCATCTAACTTCACGGATAATACGTTTGAGCTTTGAGTTGTCTTTATTTTATTTATCTCTTCTTGTAATAACGGAATTTTTGATTTTATAAACTCAACCGTCATTTTTGAATTGGATGAATTTGTTATATATTCAACCAATATTGATTTTTGTTCTTCTGATAAATGTGAGAAACGCTCATTAAATTTCTCTATATATTTATCTAATATCTTAACTCTCTGATCAAATGGCCTATTTAAAAATGAATCCATTTGAATAGTTTGACTTTGTTTTGTCGCTGTTAAGTGATCTAATACAAAATACATATGATTTGTAGAATCTTCTTCTGAATACCCACTTTCCATTATAGTATTTATAGATGCTAGTAATTTGTAATTAGGAACTTTAGTTTTAAATAAATCCTTAATATCAGACGTATCTTTTAATTCTTTAACTAAATTATATTTTTCTCTATCTAATTTGTTTTTGTCCAAACCATTAAATCGTTCTATAATATTATCAATTAATATTTGTGCTTTGGTTTCTGATTTTGATGTTGTATTAACTAAAGTTCTATATAAATCATATTCCTTAGCTAATTCTGAATTGCCAGAAAAATACTTCTGTAATATAGGTGATACAGTTGATTCTCTTTGATGTAGAATATCATCTGTTATTTTTCTAGTTATAAATTCAAACATCAAACCAGTGTTTCTATATTTAGAATGCTTATTTTTGCTCATTTAACGACTCGTTGGTTTCTTCTTAATTATAAATATAAATAAAATTTAATTTTCTGTATTGGTTTTGTTTTTGATATACGACGTGTTAGCTAGTTTAGGCTTTTTCATTAACTCTTTATTGCCAAGTGTATCATACGCAAAATTGTTATCATGTGATCCATATTTGTCTCCTTCGGGTGGTCTCCCAACTGGACTTGATTGTGCTTCACCACCAGTCATAGCAACACCAGTTGATACAGGATCATTACCTTCCATCTCAATTTGTTTATATCTAAACTGTTGTTTCTTATCTTCTATCATTTGATTACGTGATATTTCTATCTCTTCATCATTCATATTAAATATATTTTTATATATATATTCTGATGGAATCATGTCCAACTCTCTCATGTGTTTAGATACATTAACTTTTGATTGCATAAGAGTTAACATCTCTTGTTGGTATATAAGTGATGGATTGTTTAATTTTATATCAAACTCTATCAACTCATTTAATTCAAATCCCTGTGCAAATAGATGTGTATATGCTATTTCTACTAATGTAGCTTCAATTTGACGTTGTATTCTTTCTATAGTTCTTGCAAATCTAACATCTTGTGCTGCTAAACTTGACCTACCAGAACTTTCATCTTCAAATCCCAAATATGATTTTGGAACCATTAGCCCAGCGAATAGTCTATTTTTTAAATAATCTATTTCATCAATCATATTATTATTATCTAAACCATCTAATGTTTCTATACCAGAACCATCATCTTTACCACGTCTAGGAATAAAATAATCTTCGTTTAAATTTTGTATGTTATAACGTAAATTATATTCTCCAGTATTTTGATCATAGATTGGAGTTTGTTTCATCTCAGCAGTGATACGTTCTATATAAGCATCTACAGCTGATGGTTCTATCCCAGCAACATCTATATTAAATACTCTTTTGTGTGGAGCACGTGTTATTCTATGAATCATCATTGCATCTTCCATCAATGATATTTGTTTCCAATGTTTTCTAACACCCTCTATTATAGACTTACCATAAGGTAGAAAGTTAGAATCTGATGTTAATCTAAAATGTGCTAATTCCCACTTCTCATATCTTTCTTTATTGAAATAATCACCGTATTCACCATAATCATCCTTAATCTTAAAGAATGTTGTTATTCTACCATAATCATCTGCATGCTCAACTCTCTCAACAATATAAGGTGATACTGACATTGCATTAACAACACCATAATCTTGCCTAACATCTAATAAAACTGGATAATCACCGTACTTACATGTTTCTCTAACCCAATTCCATAGGTTCATCTCTATATTCAACACATCATAAAATAAGTTGTCTAATATAGCCTTTAAATCTGCATTATCAGTTTTAACTACTAACATATCACCACGTTCATTGACTAGTGTAGCTTCATCAGCATACACCTTTAACGCAGCAGATATGATAGAATCTTTATCCATCATCTCGTAATCTTTGAATAAATCCATACGTTCTTGATTGAAATTATATGAATTATTTTCATAATCCACCAAACTTCTACGCATAACTAATCTTTTGTATCTATCAGATGTATAGGGTGAACCTGCACTCTGTATTACATTAGGATCAATTATTTTTAATTTATTCTTATCAATTCTCTGTACTATTACGTTTCCAGAGAATAGTTTATTTAACCTATCTTTTAAACTTGCCATTGTATATAAATATAATTGAATTTTTCTATAATAGTGATCTTAAATCAAATGAATCCCCATTACCAACTTTCATTTGCCAAGGATCTTCATTTTTAAATTGATGTTCGTTTTTAACTCGTTTGATGTTTCGTAGCATAGACATCTTAATATTACTACCTGCACCTCTAACTCTAACTGCAAAATCTCTAGTATATAGTCCTATTGCCATAGCAATAACTAAGTCATCATTATACCCTTTTGCTGCTTGTGTTTTTCTACCATCCCATATAAACGAATACATTTCATTTATAAGTCTAAGTGAATTTATTTTTGGTCGTGATGTATATACACCATTATGATCCATTTCTCTAAAATATAATGCTAATTTATCAATTATTAATTCACGTGTTACGTGTGACATAGTAAATCCAGGTGTCATACCATCTTTATTATATCTATAATCGTATTTATAAGCATTAGAGCTATCATCAAGAACATTAATAGCTGATTTTGAATAATATATATTGTCATAACCAATATCAATAACATCCTGTATTACAGCCCAACCAATACTATTATTCTCAACTACCAACATAGCATTATTATATTCTCTAGCTATAGATACAACTCTATTAGCGAATAACTTAGTATCAACCTGACCTTTGTATTCAGCCACTTGTTTTAATTCATTAACTTCTAATACTTGTACAGTTGAATAATCCGAACCGTTTCCACGTGCAACATCGACAGCAACTACATAATCATGTTTGTTTGATGCCTCTTCCCATATCCAAAAATCATTGTTATAACGAGTTTCGATTGGATCATTACATAATTTTTTGTATTCTTCTAATATCCTATGCTCTATCAATGAGTTACCTGACGAAGCGAAATCGCAATCATATTCCTGTGCGGCCTGTTTTTCACCTAACTCTATAGTTTGTCTATCTCTGAATGCTTGGTCTTGATCTGGATGTAAGTACCAAGGTAATTTTATAAAATTAAATCCATTAACACCTGCTTCTGCATTAGCCCACATATTATGAAAGAAATTTGCAGTTCCGTTTGGAGTTGATAAAAGTATAGTCGAACCACCTCGTGATAGGGTTGCTTGTGCTGATGTCCAAATCTCCGAAATATCATTAATAAACGCAATTTCATCAATTATTAATAGACTTAGAGCCTCTGACCTACCTGCATTCGGAGATGAACCAACTGCCTTTATTCTAGATCCATTCTTTAATACTAATGAAGTTTTATTATCTTCTTTTCTCGGTACCATAGACCTAAGAAATGTAGGTAGATTTTCATACATCAACTTAACTTTTCTAATTAAGTTTATAGCTGTCTTCTCATCAATTGCAATTACAAGTATATTCCTATTCTGCTCAAATATCATCATATGAACACATCGCATAGCAGTTAGAGTAGATATTCCCATCTGTCTAGCTTTAAGTATTATGTTTCTATCATGTTCCATAATAGATAATAATGCTTTCTCTTGAAATTCATACAGTTCAAATGGAACAACACCTTTCATCGGATGTTCTACTTTACAATACTTTTTAGCAAAATAAACTATATCTTGCTTACACTTTAGTAATTCTGGTTTTAAACTTTCTAATATTTTCTTATTCATAATCTTATAACATTATTAATATACCTAAAATCAACCCAGTTCCTAACCATAGTTCTTTTCTATCATACCATTTAGGTTGTAACTCTTCTATTCTTATCTTCTGTAGATTTATTATATCTTGATTTAACTTCTGTGATTTATCATATTCAGTTAATAAAAATTGATGTTCTTTTATAGTTGACTTATATAGTTCTATTTGTGACATCCTATTATGTATAATACTATCTTTATTATCAGATATATCGGTTAATATTTCTATCTTCTTCTGTAACTCATATATCTTAAATCCATATTTATACAAGTTCTCTCTTGGTAAACAAGTATCAGATTTCATTATATCAACTTGCGAATATAAACTGTATGTTGATAATATGAATATTAATATTATTATTCTACTCATTATCTATATTCCTAAGAATTGCTATTGATTCGTCATATGTTATTTTTTCTTGTTCTCTTATAGCTGAAAATGTGGCTATTAACTCTTGTTCTCTGGTATCTAACTCAGATAGTTTAATGTCTAATTCTTTTATGTTTCTATCTGAAACTTCTATATTATGTTTTAGTTCTTCTTTTCTACTTTCTATAAATTTAGATTCTGAACTTTTAGTATCTAACTTATTTTTATTATCTTCTAATTTAGATTCTCTATTCTTTTTATCATAAACAAAAAATCCAATTATACCCAAAACAACAATAATTATATAATTTATAATTTCCATAATAACCTTAAATTTATTAAAAAATACCTACCCATGGTATTGGTGGTGATGGTATTGGTCCAGTTGGAGAAGGAACCAAACCATTATAAACACCATTTATAGTCGTTGTATGCGTTCTTAACGCTAATATCATACTTTGTATGGTAATATTGGTTGTCTTACCACTAAACGCCATTAATGATGCTTTAAGTGCAACTTCCAATGAATTTATATCACCTGGAAATACAACTACACATGGAGTTGGTATTGGCATAGGTAATATAGTTGGTGGGTGAGGTGGTAATGGTGAAAATTGTGATCCAGCCCAAAACCCTACAAACCCACTAGCTACCAATTTCATATTTAACTTTGATGTGGCTCTAGCTAATAAAAATGCACTTTCTAAATTAGATTGTAATATAGCTTTGTTATAAGTTAATAAACTATTTTGTAACATTGTAGTTGCAGATAGCATTCCTATTTCATATGCATCTGCTATTGATTTAGCTGCGTCTCTTTCATTAGATGGTCTTTTTTTTGTAAATATAATATCTAATTGAGTTTCTATCAACTTCCAATTTATAGCCATTAAACCTTAATTTTTAAATTCTTTGATTACATATGATATTATACCAGCTATAGCAGTTAACCCAAATACTATCATTTGCCAATTAGTTCTAGCCCATTTAAATACATCAATACTATCAGTAACTGTACTTATAGACAATATTGGTGGGTTTAAATTTATCAGTTCGGTTACTTGTGCTAAATAACATATAAATTCACCATCTGAACTTCTAACTGGTGATACATTCAATAAAACCCAAACTATAACTCCAGTCTTAGTTATATAACGTTTCTTCATTCTATAAGATGGAACTTCACCATCATATATACGCTTGGTCATCTCAACATCAGAATCTACATCATCTGGGTGAGTTATTGATTGGAATGTTTTTAATTGTATTTCTGCTAGATTATATTCAATTACATTCAAATATATATCATTTGCATGTAGAATTAAACCATCTTTGGATACTAATAATATCCCAACTATAGAGTTGTTCCATATACTATCAAATATATTCTCTTTCATAGATGAATCTATAACAAACAAGATAATTCCTCTATAACAACCTTAAATTCTGATGATCTAACGTTTTCATGACAACCTTTAATATCAGTACCACTACATAATTTATCAAGTACATAGTCTCTTAATTGGCATTTTAATGTACACCAATTTTCATTTTTCATATCATTGATAGTACACACATCACATTTATTAATACCATGTCTCATTCATATTACCATTTATTTATCGTTAAGACTTTTTATAGTTGCCTTAACTCTTCTAGTGGCATCTGTAAACTTTTCAGTTGCAGTTACACCTAATCCAACAACAACCAAATATAGAAACCCATCGAATATATAATCTAATATAATCATACCAAACCATAAATTACATACCCAAGTAATTATCATCACTAAAAACCCTAAAAATGTTATTAGTCTTTTAGATGATAAATCACCATCTACATCAGAGAATATCTCTCTTAAATTTTTTAATAATGCTTCTAAAAAATTCTTCACATAACTTCCTCATCTGTTATATTATATTGTTTCTTAACTTCTGATTTATATCTCTCGAAATCATCAATTATATCTTTCTTCACTTGTTCTGGATCTAATTTAGACCATTTATCTACTGTTCCATTCTCTCGTATAGTGCTAAAGTTCTCTAATGCATTCACCATATCTTGTAATTCTGTTTGTTTATCTTTAAGATAAGATATAGCATTTTGCTTAACTTTATTTTTTTCGTATTCTTCCCAATTACCATCAACTCTAATTTTAGTTTCTAGTTTGGCTACACATTTACCACACATACCCATTAAATTTCTGAATTTCTTGTCTAATCTGGTTTCATTGTATTGATTTACATTACATATTTCCATAGGACATGAATTATATTTATTTATCTCTGCTCGAATATCGTCTAACTTGGTTACTTTAGATTTATATCCATTCATCTGCTCCCATTCAATTCCATCTAACCCTACCCAAGTTTCACCTATCTTACGTTGAATATCTTTTTCATTACTACCATAACCAATTTGAACATTTACAAAATCACCACTGAGAACTCGTTTTACATCATTAAGATTATTAATTTGTACTCTTTCTTTAGACATCAAACACCTTTAAATTTACAATTTTATAAATATAAATATAAATTAAAATACTATCAATCTATTATTTAACGTTCATGTTCTATATTGTTTAATGATTCTTCCATTTTATTCAGTTGGTTTGTTAATGTAGTGTTATTAGCAGCTGCACTTTCCAAATTCATCTTTAATTCTTTAACTTCTGATTTGTTGTATATTTCTTCTAAATGTAATATACGTTCTTTTATATCATTATCTGCTAATATAAGTCTCTCATGACGTTTATCAGTTCTATCTTGTAAAGCTGTAAAATTCCAATATATAGTTGATAATGTAAATGTTGCTGACACTAACATTGAAGTCCACAATGCAATTGCACCGATGCTTATATTTATTTTTTTATTGAATTCTTCTATATTTGCCACTTTAAATCCAAATTTATGATTTGATTCTG